GTCAAAACTAATAGCGATATAATCCGCAAAGTCTGACATATACCGATAGCAATCAACAATTTCATCATACGTCTTACCTTGCACAGCTCCAATTTTTAATCCAGGCAGGTCGGGGTATTTAGCTGTAAAGCTTTGAAAACTCTCCATAGTAGCGTAACCATCTTCAAGTACATCAGGCACAATATAAAAGCTTGGCTTTAATTCTTTTGCATACGTAGCAAACTTATCCGGGTCGAACGCTTCTCCTAATTCAAAAATACTATTATCGAGTAGTACCTGTCTGCCCATTTTAATTGAATTTTTAAAGAAATTATAATATTCAGGATGCGTTTCGAATAAATGAACTAACGCGTAATCGTAATCATTGTATGATCTAGACTCTTCTAGGAATGAGATCGGACTTTCATGTGATATATACATACGTATATTATAACCTATAAAACAGGTATTTCAAGTTAAATATATGTATGGCATGTAAAAATTTTAGTACCGATAAGCTGACTAATAAATTGAAGGAGATTAACCCATCGCTTATTGAAGATAAATCACCGAAAATAAAAACAACAAAAATCACTGAAGCTTTTACGGCTGTAACTTCCGACATTAAAGGTAAGATTACGAGCGCGGTCGAAAATTTTAAAAATTTCAAAACCGGTCAGCTACCCGAAGTAAAGGTACCAAAAATTGATATTGATGCGTATTTAGAAAAGATAGACGATCCTGTTAGTAAGAGCCTTAATAAGTTTAGTAGAGTGAGAGAACTTATTAATACTGAAAAACAACAGCTAGAAGCAAATTTAAAAAATCAATTTGACTGTACCGATACTGGTGAAGTATCATCTAGCGAGGTTTCAGTATCCGTAGGTGATATATTTAATAATGTAAAACAGAGTGTTAAAGGTATCACAAATAACCAGCTACGCGATTTTAATAAAAATGCAAATAGTCAGATAGAAGTTGTTAATAGTATTACTGCAGATGTAGTAGAGTCTGGTAAAGCTGCTGCAGCGAAGGGATTATCAGATGGAGAAAAAGCTAAAACGCAGCTTAAATCTCTAGATACTCTCAATACGCTTGTTGATAACAATAAAGGTAACCTTTAAATACTACTAGGACATGAAAAAATATTACGGTAATCATATAGGCATTGTTATACAGAACAATGATCCGGATAAAGCTGGTAAAATAAAGGTATTTGTACCTCATATTTCGTCAACTATTTACAACGACTGGGTCAGGGCCAGTAAGAATAAAAGTTTAAAGTTTATTGGTAATAATATTAATGAAGATTTGACGGGAATATTGGATGATCTTAAGAGAATAACCCCGTGGTGCGATTGTGCAGCGCCACTCGCCGGGGAGAGTTCGAGTGGTAGATTTAATAATTATAATTTGACCGGTAGTGTATCAGATAGTAATTTCATTGATACGGTGACCAGTGCTACATCAGCATTAACAGGTGAAGGAGCCGCTCCTAGTAATTTTTATGATGAAGCAATCAGAATAAACGATGCATTTGCTGATGCAGCAAATAATATAAATAGACCTAACCCGCTCTCATATGAATATAAACCTAACGGGTACTCTAATGAAGCGAAAGGTGCTTTTTGTATACCGGCGGTCGGAGCGCATGTCTGGGTATTTTTTAGAGAGGGTAATCCTAATTTTCCTGTATATTTTGCTGCTAGTTTCGGTCAATCAGATTGGCAGGGTATATACGAATCTCAAAATGAACCGGGTATAGATTACCCGGGAAGTTATGAGAATAAAAACCCGAGTATAGCTGAATACAATAACAACGTTGAAGCATATAGAAATAAGTATGTTATTAATCAAAAAGGAGGAACGTTAGAGTTTGTAAATAGTGACTTAAATGAAAAGGTAAGATTGACACATTATTCTGGTTCATTCAAGGAAATGAATAATCAGTCAACTGTTGAGTTAGCTAGTAAGAATAACCAAAAACTTACGCTTAATGATTCATATGATACAGTAAGAGGTTTTAAGAATGAATATACCGGTAAGAATTTAGATGAAATTGTTTACAGAGACAAATATAAAAAGATAGGTTCGCTTAACACGGAATATTTCGAAAAATGGAGAGACGTAGTTGCTGGTATACAGGAATTTAAACAGTTGTTCGAGATAAAGAGAACTAATGATAATAGTGTTAAGAATGACGATGGTGTAACTGTCTTAAAGAGAAATAGTCTCTTACAGGAAAGATCCGGTGATTTTACAACATACCCCGTCACGGATGGTAGTATACAATACGGGGCGTTAACTAATACAAATAGCTTACCGACATACTCTATGGTAGCTGATAATGACGGTGATGGTCCACAAGACTGGACAGATAGTCAAAAGGCAGGTCCTATTAATTCAAATCCATCTGCTGCCAGTTGGCCTGCAGAGAGTGGACGTGAATGGGGCCCAGGCGGTACCGGTAAGAGTATATCAACTCAAGATGGTACATGGGATATTGAAGAAAATAAAGATAAGCTAAAGGAAATTATTGAAGCTAGCTTGCCAGAACTTACTGAGATAGAAAACGAGCTTGGAGTCGGTGGTAGTGAAGTTATCCAAATAACTAAACATAAAATGGAAACTATCGGAATGCTAATGAACGATTTCGGAAGTATTCGTTTGGATAACATCGGTAAGTTAGTTAATAATGAGGTTCTAGTAGATTCAAACGCAGTTTATATGAATAAATCTGATAGCCCGTTAGTAGAGTACGTACATGTACAAGACTTACCGGGTGGTGATTATACATTAAATGTATGTAATAGATTCAATGTCATGGTAGGAGCAGGTGGGTTAAACCTCAAATCATACGGTGCTACTAATATAACTGGTACTATTACAAATATGGTAGGTGAGCAGGTTAATATAGCTTCCGAGAATGAAGTTAATATTGACGCAGGTACTATTAATATCAGCGCGGATATACTCAGATTGAGAAACAAGAGACAGCGACAAATATTAATTGAGAATAGTCTCGGAGTTAATAACAACGTTATTATTGGTGGTGGTCTACACGTGGAGGGAGAAACTTATTTGCAACACGTAACGGCGCCAGTCGAGTATCAGAAGACGGAGCCGACAATAGTATACAGTAAACTTAAAAACGGTTTAAGTTTCAGCGCGGAAATTGACGGTAATGCAGCAGATGTAGTATTAACAAGCGACAGCAACGATAATCTAGTTGCCGGGTATGAACATTCCCATGTATTCCCGAATTTACCGTTGACATTACTAGCATCTAATCAAGCTGTTAGATCTGCTGCGTCAGAGCTTAATAATGGGAGTGTTAGGTCAGATGCTGACCCACAACACAATGAAGGTAAAGGATAAAAAACTTAACTTTTACCTGTATTTTATTACCCGACAGGTCATTTTATAATAAATAGTATTATAGCTGCTCATAATTAAAGTAGATATATCGACGATGAAAAATCAACAACAATTAACCCTTAACCTCTCCTTATATAACAAATGAATGCTACTGAAAAAACGCGTTTAGATAGAATTGAGGAGAAGATCGATAAGATGGCAGATGCTATCATTGCTCTGGCTCGTGCTGAAGAAAAGATATCTAATCTCGATGAAACAACTCGAATTATCTTAAAGCGAATGGTAGCTCAAGAAGAACGTTTAAGGGTAGTTGAGCAGCAGCAAGCAGACGCTGAAGGAACACTAAAGACAATCAAATCCATTGCTTGGACATTTGTTTCGGCAATTATCACCGCTCTCGGCGGTGCTATTATATGGATGTTAGGGTTTCCAGGTAATGAGTAAACAGTTAAAGCTTCAAGCTATTTAGCTCGATTAACTAGCCATTCACGTCTGTGGTTTTTATTCCACAAAAAAACCGCTTTATATCTTCCAATATCGCGGCCAGCTTTTTCTGATTCTATCCATTTCAATTTATCGATTTCCTGTTGCTCTTGCTTGAGAAATTGATAGTAGCTTGAATTCTGAAAATCATCTGTAGCCATTATATCAGTATTTAATCTGCATCGGTACATAAAATATACTATTATCATAATTAAGCTGCAAATACTACCTAAAGTATAATTTGTTAATAATACAGCATTAAACCCTATTGTATAAATAGTATATATACTAGCACAGAGATATCCAATAAGAGATAGAACAAATAACGAAATACTTATATCTTGCACTTTTTTTGTTTTTATAGATTTTACTATTTGCGGGACATAACAAATAGCAAAACATACGGTGTAAACCCAACCAATAACTTCCATTCTATTACTTAGTAGCTCCAAAAATATTCTATTTCTTTGCCAACTCTTTTAAATTTTTCCTTATAATAATTATTATCTTTCTTTATAAGATTGCTTCTATGAGATAAATGTACACGTGCATCGTTAACGAATTTCGGATAAACTACAGGTCTTGATTTGTCAAAATGAGCTTCTATCTTTTCAGTGCATGTATCTTTATAGCCTCTACGTTTCCATTCTTTGCAGATAGATAGACCGTATAGACATAAAGCATTTGTATAGTCGCCTTTATCATTATACCACATTTTCCTAGCCGGGTGATTCCTCCACCCTTTAACCGGCTCGTTATTCTTAAGCTTTTTAATGCTATTTAGTAACTGTAGAACCTCAACTCGCTGCTTGCCGAGTCTTCTGTAGTCTAAAGCTTTAGCTGATTCTTTAAATGATGCGTAAGGTAAAAAGGTCTGCATTCATATATTATATGAAAGTTCCTTTATATACTGATGTACTGATCAATAAGTTTTTTAAGCTCGTCTTTTGTAATTATACCAACAGTAGTATTCAGCTCGACTCCATTTTTACATATAACGGTTGTTGGAATTGATCTAACATTAAATTTCTGTGTATTTAAACTATCATCATCTACGTCAATGTTTTTAATTTCGAGATCTGAATAATTCGCCGTAACTTCGTCGAATATTTCCTTATAAGCTTTACAGGGACCGCACCATTTTGCAGAGAATTTATAAATTTCCATATATGTTATTTATATAGAAATTTAACTGAAATCAATGAACGCTAAAAAATACCAACTATCTCCTGTTTAGTTACCTCGATCTTTAACTATTTATAACATTGTCTGCAACCATGCACATACTCTCGCACTTGTGAGTGCGACATTTCCATCTTTAACTGTTCTAAAATTAATTACATCGTTTTCATCGAATATTATATTTAAATTTGAAACAACCTCTACCTGTGATTTTTTAGAACTAGAGCTTGATAAAGGGTGTGTTATTACACCTTTCGCGCCAGTAGCAACACCATTTTTATAAACCTCTACTTCGATATCCTCAGTAGTTGTATTTCCCGATGAAATTTCAACATTTAATGATACCTTTAATAGTTTTGATTTAAATGCAATTGGTATACCTTGTTTCGCAGGTGTTTCATCCCCATTTCCAAAGCTCCATTCAAGCCCATCATCTGTAATATCCGCGGCTTCTTCTGACCATATTGGATATACTGAACCATAGATATTATCAGCTTGAACATATCCATCAACATCGATACCATCAGATTTAATATTAAGAGTCTCATTATCATAACCAATCTTAACTGTAGAAGCGTCTTTATTATAAACGTTCTTACCTATAGCAATACAATCTGAATCGGTTTGACATCCTGGGCCGATCTGGAAAGCTTTATAGTTACCTACATTATCACTATCGAAGTTCAATAAAATATCTCCTATAGTTTCGTTATGTATACCATCAAAACTTCCTTTATACAGTGTCCACCCTGTACCATCGAATGGCGCAAAAGATGTTAAATCTGCCTGACTAAGTCTATTACCATATATTATAATGGCACTCAAGCCGTCTCCATCTGGATCTGGGTCAAGCACCCACCCATCTTTAAATATTTCTAAATCTCCTCGCCCGTCAGTAATAAAAACAATATGTTCATTTTGAATGAGATTATGTGGAGTATCCCATGTAGCTTTAAGAGTTTCATCTGTTAAGCGCGCTGGACTAAAGTTTGTTTTTGAATAATGTGATAAACTAACTTGATTGTTTGGATTTACCGCATTCTCCGCGGCAACTGTACTTAAACTAACCGAACCAGGCGATAAAGCACTTTGATCTGTTCCAAGCGGTACTTCTTGTGTTGTTTTATAATTACCGCCATATAATTCAATGGAAAATGTATCAGTTGTTACTGCTGAAACTTTTCCAAATAACGCGGCTGCGACAATTGGGCCCTCAAAAGAAGTGGAAAACGACATTCTCACATTTTGACCTAAGGAAATACCGTGCCCCGCTAATGTAACTACTACAGGTTCTGATTTTTTAAGTGGCGTAGTATTTGTGATAAATGGTACCTGTGTTTCAGAACTACGATTACTTGAATTTTGTAAAGCCGATACATCAAGAGTGGCTGCAGATAAATTAACAGTGTTCCATATATTTACAGTTCTAGCAACCTTATGCCAAGCCCAGAACGCAGCTTTATTATTGCGTAAAAAGTTATCTGGAATCGCATAATATTTTTCTTGAACTCTTAGAATATTAAGAGCATCATCATCACTATTATTAATTCTATCAATAACAGTTAGATTATGGAAATGATTTGAACCTGAAGCAAACCCACCACTGAATCCACTTTGCTTAAAAAGGTCGTGTCCAATCGTTGCCGGACCTTCGACTACTAAATTGGAGCTTGGGTTACTAGGTAGATTTGATTTAATTCTCAGACCATTCCCACCATGATTAGTGTTTATATCAACTCTTTTATTAAATTCAGAATATCCTTCTACGCTTAATTCTTCAGTAACATTTAAATTGTTAACGAACGTGGTGTTCTCAGCATTTGATGTTAAACCGCTACCAACGATGAATGAATCAGCGTGACTTACTGTATTATTAGAACCACCTAAAATGCCTGAACGGGCACCACTAGCAATATTATTTTGACCACTACCTATAAATGAACTATTACCACCAGCTGTATTATCTTGCCCGCTACCTATAAATGAACTATCTCCACTAGCAGTATTACGGAAACCACCTACAACTGAACTAGTCATACTAGCAGTATTACGGAAACCAGCGCCTACAAATGAACTACTACCACTAGCTGTATTATCTTGACCATTACCTATAAACGAACGAGACCCACTAGCAGTATTACGGACACCACCTAATACTGTTGCGTGATCTCCGCTAGCGGTATTAGTTTCCGTTCCACCTATAATCTTCCCAAAAGCGGATAACGCTGCTACAGATAAGCTACCATTCATCGTACCACCATTTGCAAATTGCTTAGCAACACTACCACCTCCAGAAGACATCTCTATCAATCTCTTGATAGACATCATTTCATTCTGGAATTGTTTTGAAATATCTAGTTTAAGAGAATTAAGCTGTTTATCATTTATCTTCTCACTTAGTATCTCTTTTACTTCACCTTTATTTAAATTATTTAAATTTTCTAATAATTGTTTATATTTTTTATCCTCTTCATCGGAAAATATATTAAGCTTTTCATTAATATTAGATAATTCATCAGCAAGTATTTTTTCAACTTCATCTCTTTTTATATCAACTTGTTCGTTAATTTCTGAAATTGTATTTTTTAGCGATGTTTCAATCTCAGTTTTATTATCAGATATTTTCCCAACAACAGCTGTCAATGTATCAACTTTATAATCTTCGACCTTGTCGTTAATTTTTTTAACTTTAAAGTTAATTTTTTCTTCAATACTTTCCGTTTTAGATTGTATTAAATTATTTGTTTTTTCTTGAAGTTTATCAATTTTTCTATTACTATCATGTAGGGTGATATCTAACTGATCATTTAAATCCTTTATTTTATTATCTAAATTATTGTTGATATTAACAATATTTTCAGATAAAATCTTAGCTAATTCTTCCTTATTTAAATTAGATAATTTATCTACTTTAGAAAGAATTTCTTTATTATTTTCATCAATAGAAAGTGTAATATCATCTATATTACTTTTAATGAGATTGTTTACCTTTTTATCGTTACTTGATAAAAAGTCAATATATTGTTCATATAGTTCTTGCCTAATACTTTCAGATTTTTCATTTAAGTATTCTTCAGCTTGTTTAGCAATTAATTGTTTTTGTTTTTTATATTCTTCTAATTTATTATCATATAGTTTTTGAGCCTTTTCTTGACTCTCTTTAATTATCTTTTCCGATACATCTCTAACCTTATCTTCGTAGATAGTATTGGAAGGTATAACCTTTTTAACCTTCTCTTCAATTATAGTCTTAACTGGAGTTTTTTGAATACTTTTTAAAAATTGAAGATGATTTTCGTTAAGAAATAATTCACTTTCCCCGCTTTCAACTAATAAAGCCTCGCATTTATACTTTTTATTATTTTTAATTGCTTCAAAACTAACAATAGGTAACCCGTCCGATGTACCTACCTTCTCAACGATAATGTTTTTATCGTTGTACATACATTCATATACATCAAAAAATATTTCTTTTTTACTTGTAACTTTAAGAACATTTTTATTATCATCTGTAAATTTTGGTGTAATATCGACACCGAACACGGACCATTGACTCATATAGTTATTTATATAGGTTTATTAATATTTCCAAGAAAGTATTCAATCTCTTTATGTATTATACCCACAAAAAAAGGTACATACGTACCTTTAAATGCCCACCATCCATCCCCTATTTAGCGTTTAGTTATGCCCCGGCCTATTTTTATTTATACGAACAATAGGGTTTCGATACAAAAAAGCGCGACCCCTTTCGAGATCACGCTATCAGAGATAAACTCTGGTGGTTCTAATTATTTATTAGAATGAGTAGGCAAGACCTACCGTAACTGATGTATCAAAATCACCATCAGTACCTTCAGACGAAATACCATTAGCGATACCAAGATCATTCTTTAGTGCATTAAACTGCACAAATACAGGAATTACATCATTAATAGTTGATGTAATTCTTACATAACCATGAACATATTCAAAGTCTTCATCATAACCGAAAGACTGACCATATTCACCACCTACAGTAACATCTGCATACTTAGCATCAAATGTCTTTGAAACATTAAATGCTGGTGTAGTGATAGTACTATCAGTGCTAGTACCAGCTTCGCTACCATCTTCAAAAGCTACGGTAACTGATGTATCGACGAACTCAAACCAATTGAGATCATATGCACCATTGAGCTCGAAAGTGGTATCAGCATCTTCACCAGTATGTACAACAAGACGTGTATCAATACCACCGAGAGGAGTGTTAAGATAAGTACCTACCGTACCGTGTAGTTGATAGTCTTCAGTATTAACATACTCTAAACTACCGACAAAAGCAAGCCCTTGAAAGTTACCGAGCTTTGTAGATGCTTTAACATAAGCTGAATCTTGAGCTCCATATAGACCACCTGAAATACGCTTTTCATAATAGCCTACCTCAGTATCTAGTTTCCAGTTCTTTTCCGTTACTACTTCTTGAGCTTCGCATTTACTACACATTGTAAACAATGCAATAGCAGCAACTACTGCTCCGATAATAATATATTTCTTATTCATAGCCTTTAATTATATACTACGATTCACAGGTGTTCAACTATTAAAGATCAAAATCTTCAAAGACTTCTTCATCGATTTCTGTATCCCGTGCGCCTATCTTATAGGAGCTAATCTCAGTTTCTTGCGGAGCTACTTGAACTTTAGAGCTATCCGTAAAACTATTCAACCAGCCACCGATTGGATTTGTAGGTTGATCAAATATCTTATTATATCCTAATGATCGGAGACGTGAGTTAGCTAACCATTCAATATACCCGCTTAGCATTTCAGAGTTTAAACCGAGTAATGAGCCTTGCGAGAAGAGATACTCACCCCACTTCTTTTCATTTTCAGCTGCTAGACCATACATGTCATAAATCTTCTGCTCGTTATCCTTAACTACTTGCTGGAAACCTTCATCTTTATTTTCTTTCCAGTACTTGATAATGTTTTGAGTAATAGCTGCGTGTAAGTTTTCGTCACGTGCAATCAACCCGATAATCTTAGAGTTACCTTCCATCTTACCTTTGTATCCAAAGAAAAAAGAACAAGCAAACGAGGTATAAAATGATAATCCTTCAGTAATCTGCGTTGATAATACCGCGTTAAAAATCTTCTGTTTAATATCGCTTGTATCATCACCGAGTAATGTATTATAAGCGCTACTAATCTCTGTAGCTCTCCTCACAATTTCTTTATCTTCTAAGATAGAATCAAAGAATTGAGTTGCATCTTTTGCGATATTTTGCAGTGTATACGTATACGAGTAACTATGAATTGTTTCAAATCTTGCCCAAGTAGTCATGCAAATTTCAAGTTCTGGATTCGAAACATAATTTTTAATATTATGAATACTTCTAGAGAGCATACTATCGGTCATAGTTTGCCATCTAAGATTACTATTAAAGATAAATCTCTCCGTATCGGAAAGATTTTCGTAATCATTACGATCTTTCGTCAGTGATACCTCTTCAGGTAACCAGTGAAATTCTTCTTGCTTTCTCCACAGGTCGAAAAACTTAGGATATTTAAACCTATCATATCTTTGCAGAGCTAAATCCTCTCCAAGAAACATTGGTTGTTTTGTTGTATCTACATTAGTTGTGTTTAAGACAGTTTCCATAAATTTTTATTCCCTTTATATTATAATGCGCATGCACCAGATTCACATTCATTATCAATCTGTTCCTCTTCCCCCATGCTCTGTTTATCACCGTCATCAGTATTTAGATAATAACCGGTTCTCCAACCTAACTTATATGCTAGAAGAATCTCTTTAATTACTTTTGAATCTGGTAATGCACCATTTTCGTAATGAGCGTAATTATAGTACATATTAGCACTAATACTCATATCAATCCATTTTTGTAATGCACCAACAATCTTAATAAGACCTTCATTATCTTCCATTTCATACGCTAACGTATACTTATTTTTAAGAGATGAGTAGTTCGGCACAATAACAGGTAGTGTACGAGCTTTTGATTTTTTATAGGTAATGTAGTTTCTAATAGGTTCTATGCCATTCGTAGAGCACTGAATTACCGATGAGCTCTCACATGGCATTATAGCAGATACGGTGCTATGGCGCAGGCCATGCTCTTTAATTCTCTCTCTCAGACCTTCCCAGTCCATAGCATGATCACGAGTTACAAACTCATCAATTTCCTTCTTATACGTATCGATTGGTAACCATCCCTGGCTATATTTTGTTTTATTAAATTTAGGACATTTACCCTTCTCACTCGCAATATTACAAGATGAGCTAAGAAGAAAATACTGAATCTTCTCCATAAGTTCATCCGCTACGTTTGGTGCTTCTGCATCCGTATACTTAACGCCGTGTTTAGCGAGATAAGCTGCAAAGTTCGTTACCCCAATACCTAGAGATCTTCTATTCTTAGTAAAGTTTTCAGCAGCAGGTAAGAAGTAATCTTGGTAATCAATTAACTGATCTAGAATACGTACAATAATATCACATACCTTTTCCATCTCTGCATCTGAGTTAACTTCCAGTACATTAATAGCTGATAAGATACAGATACCAATCTCAGCATCTTTATCATCTAAATGCTGGAGAGGTTTAGTAGGATGTAATACCTCAACGCATAGATTAGTCATCTTAACATCGTCATTCCACGCTGAACGTTGATTACAGTGATCAATATTCATGAAGTATATACGACCAGTCTCTACTCTTTCCTTAACGAACAAAGACATTAGCTGTCTTGCTTTAACCGTCTTCTTAAACTTAAGGCTTGTCTTACGTTCATATAACTCATATAACTCATCAAAATTTTCATGACCGAAAGCATCGTATAATTCTTTAGCTTCGTAGGGAGAAAAAAGAGTTACGTCCTCGTTCTTTAGAAATCTTTTATAAAAGAGCTCGCTGAACTGAATACAGTAATCAAGTTTACGCACGCGATTGTCGTCTGTACCAGAATTATTCTTGAGTACCAACATATCTTCAGCTTCATAATGCCAAAACGGAAAGTTGACCGTAGCTGAACCACCGCGGATACCATTCTGATGGCATGACTTAACAGTAGATTCCATTAGCTTTAGAAAGGGAATCACCCCGGTATGAACCACCTCACCATTACGGATAGGAGAATTAAGCGGTCGAATTCGACCGATATTTAACCCTATACCATATCTTGAACCGGTTGCATAGCCGGCAGCTGTCGATGACGAGAAGATAGAGGGGAGAGTATCGTCGATATCAATTAAGCAACAAGACGCATATTGTCTAATTTGACTACGTACACCTGCCATAAGCGGAGTTGGTATGTTAATTTTAAATTTAGAGAAATAATCGTATGCCTTCTTTACATACTGCATACGTGTTTGACCTTCATATTGACCGAAGCATACCATCGCAATAATCATATAAGCAAACTGCGGGGTTTCATAAATCTTCTGAGTCGATCGATCTTGAATTAGATACTTATCGCATAATTGCCTCATACCGGCGTATGTAAAGTTATTGTCTCTATCATGCTGAATATACTCATCTAATTTATTAATTTCTTTCTCAGTATAGAGCATCAAAATGTCTTCATCGTACACATCGTATTCATGCACATTTTTATTAATAAAATCAACAAGCTTAGGTGGATTCTTACCGCCCCAGACGTCTTTACGTAACTGATAGGATAATAAACGCGACGCGACAAATTGATAATTTGGCGTTGCGAGTGAAATTAAATTAACAGCTGAGTCAATTAATACATTATGAATTTCATCAGTTGTTATACCTTCTTTCATTTGAAGCTTGGCGTTAATCTCGATATCAGAAGCTGTAACTCCTTTAATATCTTCAACCGCCCAATTAACAACCTTGTGAATCTTCTCTACGTCATATGGGACTGATTCACCGTTTCTTTTTACAATATTCATATTCATTATTTACAAAATTATACTAGGATTAATAGCTTGAATGCACCGAATTTTTGGAAATCAAACTTATCTTCGTTAAGATTTAAGAGATGCTGTAATATTTTATTATCATCTCTAATACTATCATTAGTTATTTTTTTAAAGTGTTTAAAATCAACAGGATATACTCTCTTATTGAGATATGAGTATGCATCTTTACATGACATATTATGTTCATCTAGAATAGTTTCGTAGATATTAATATTCATATTACCGGCGACTTCTTGATTTAGTAATGTCTTAGCTAATACGGCACCAACTGCATTTAGAGATATAAACAACCCGTATAGCGGTAATACGCTAAATCCATCTTTATTTTCGAATATAAAAAGACGCTTTTTTGGATTATATTTTTCGCAAATTTCTAGGCGCTGGTTATCATATTCATTCTTTATAGCGAACCCCAAAAATAAGCAAGGTAACTTTTCGTCGAACGCGTCAAATGAGTCTGTATTAACTGGCTGTTCTGTTAATGATATATCAATCATGGTTACATGCTAATATCGCTAACAATTGATCCTGTCTGCATGTTGATTGTTCTAATCTTATCACCCGAATAAGGTGTTTGGATAGTTACAGATACCATATCACCAGCAATTGCCAGATTTGTATAATTACCTGGTGGTAATGAGTGAGTACGGTATATACCACCTGAAACGGCATCAAATATCTCAATTTTATCTTTTCTAATCCTTGCTGTTAATGTTTTCATACTCCAATTATATACTGGTTTATAAAATTTTCAACGTCATTATCAGATTTATTATAAGTAAAGCATGTTAATGCCTCGTTAAATGTTGGATGGTCTTTTAAGATACTAACTTTAAGAAATGCAGCTTCTATACTGGTAAGAGTCTCATCATTAGGTAGAGGTGTTTTATCATCAACATTTAAAATCTTTCGAATATCTACAACTTTATATCCTTTTTTAAGAAAGCTTTTTACTTCTCTGCATATATACATCTCATTTAACTTTTCTTCAGAGCCATATTCATCTATTTTTTTCTGTAAAAAGTCACCGGAATAAATAGTTTGCTTACCAGTGACAACACAAGTTATCTTTTTTGTCTTTGCCATTAACATAATTATAATAAATATTTATATGAAATTCAATAGCCTAGTTGATAATATATTAGAAGATTTCCGTGCACCTATAGATGTTCAACGCCCAGGTAAAGTTAAACCACGTGGTAAATTTGGTACAGTTAACCCTCAATTAAATGTACCTCATAGTACGAAATCAGTTAGCGGATTTAAAGGTCAACCAGGCGGTAAGATGAATACGCTATTTATTAAGTTACCGAAGCGTAAAAAGAAATCTACCAAGAAGTAGATAACCATTTTGCAGCTGCCATTGTAGCTCCTAACGCATCATTCTTCTCTAGAATATTAGACCAAGCTTTCTCATCATAATCTTGTAATCTTTTTAATGCATCTTTACCAAACGCTTTATGAAATTTAGGTCCAAAATATTGGTGAGAATTTTTGACTAGACTCATAGCAGTTTTAGGTTCAACTTGCCAGTAACTTCTAGCAGGGCCACCACCACTCTGCACTCTCGTACGGTAACCAGATTCTACAGCACCTGTTTTTGTTAAGATATCAATAAATTCTTGCTCTGAATGACCTTCATCACCGGCAAAAATCTTTGCAGCTACCTGTATTGCCATTTTAGCATCTGCGGGTGTTTCAATATCGGCTTTTAGTACTCTTGTAGCTCGAGCTTCTTTCTGAGGATCGTTACTAGTCTGATAATATTTCGACCAATCTTGTACGAAATCTCCGAATAGAGAGGATGTAGCTAATGCTCCCATCGCTAAAGCTTTACTCAACTTACCTTCTTCGATATAGTACTCTTTAAACGTCTGCATAATATTATTTATATAAACCTCTCGAGAAAGTACCTGGGTAGTTTATTCTTATTACGTATAACAGCATTAAAAATATTTGCATCTAATACATATGTAACGCAATGATCATCTTTACTTCTAATACCTCTACCACACTGCTGTATAAAATTTGAAAGCATCTTGTTCTCGTACCATTGTTTATCTTGATTGAACATTTTTTTAATTCTATCATCACCTAAAGGTAAATAGGCTGCTTTTACGATAATTTGAAATCTTGCTAAATCGCCTTTAAGGTCTACACCGAGTCCAAGAGACGGGCTAACGAGAACAGTAGGGTTCTGAGATTTTTCGTGCATATCGAGAATATCTTCATTCTTATTCATTTGATCTCTATATAAAAATCTATTACTATTTGTATTATTCTTAATAAAGCTTGTTATACTATTAGTATGTGTATGTATAATCCCCTTCTCGTCTTTATGCTTTTCACATATAGCATCAATCTGCTTAACTATAGAAGGTAAAGCCTTCTGGAGATTAGCATGATTTAATTTATTTGTTTGAGAAATATAAATAGGTGCTTTCGCAGGATCAAAACCGCTATCTGATTCAATGTATTCGTAATCAGCTATACCTAATGTTTTAGCTAAATTTTTATGATCAATAATAGTAGCTGACATTAATAAAACCTTATCAGCATATTGAAAGATATATTTGGTTAATGTATTAACTTTAAGAGGTGTAAGCTTTATATTATCTCTATCTACTACCTGTACAACATACTCGCATGTTTCCCATGTTTCATCAATTAGAGTTAATGTTCTATGTATATTTTTTAAATACTGTAACTTACCTTTTTCACTCTGAGTTAGACCTGCTTTCTTCTTCATATTATTATGAAGATCATTCATATGCTCTGTTACCTCTGCACGAATTGTATTAATCCAAGTTCTAACGGTAGATGGTGAAGTAGATGATAGAGGAAAGATTTTAACCTTAAACACTCGAAGCTTCTTAATATCAATAGTCGCGGAGAATTGCTTAACTATCTCATCTTCTAACTCCGATGCTTCATCACAAATAATATAATCTCTATATTTAACGTGATTAGGTAAAGCCAAAAACATATTATAATTCAACGCGCTAAATTTACTTGTTAGTGAATTATTACGCGCGTTATAATACGGGCAGATATTTTTGCGCCAGCAATCATCTCTTATATGTCTTGTATGTATACAAGGTGCAGTATCAACATCATAATTAGGATCTACCTCACATTGATAATTTGATTTACCTTTAAGTATAGCTGTATCGTCAAATATACTCTTATACTGATCCTGTAATGTTTTAGTGATTGTTAATGCAAACGCCCCTGCAGGTAATTCATCTTTACATTCTTGTTCGTATGTATATGAACCTGCTTGATCCATTTTATACGCCTCATATGTATTAATATAATTTTTAAATGTTGCAGTTGGATCGCTTGAGACGTTCGCTAATGTTTTTGATACAAAGCTCTTACCAGAACCTGTAGGCGCGCTGCATATAACAAATTTACTACCGCTGTTAAACGCCTTTTCAATTTGCTGAATAATATTAACCTGCTGATCGTTAGGTTTAAAATTCTCTGGAAAGTTAGCTAAAAAATGGCTTATCATATATAGCCATATTATACATTATACAGCTGATAAAACAAGCATCGAATTATATAGTTTAGATGCTGTTGATGTATTCATCGCCTTTACCTTGTAATATAAACTACTGTCTTTTAATGTAAAGTCTTCAATATTATAGGAGAAGTTAATATGATCATCGTAAATATTATGAGCATACGGATAAGGTATTTCATATATTTTATGATCACCTTTTTCGTTTTTTAGAGTAAAATTAAAGTGAAATTCTTTAAATCTAAACAATATTAGCTTACCTTTCTTGAGCGTCTTACCTTCTTTTATATAAAAAACGACATCTCTTAATAGGAATTTACTAATACTATCTTCTACACTATCTATATTATTCATCGTCCCATAAATTGATTTTTCTCTTGTATAGTCATATTATAGATATGCTTATTAAAATATTCCCAAAATTCATCACTTGGAATAGTCTTAATTAAATCGCAGCTATCCATGCTAACCATTCTCCAATCCTGCATAAAAATATCCCATACTAATAATAGATTTTTACTTTCCGGGTTATATTTTGGTGCGCCTGTAGGTGGCTTGAAGTTAAGAGTTGTACGCCCATTAACACTATTTAAAAGGCTATTATCTAGAGAACAGAGCATCGTCCTATAAAGCTGACCTGTTAACTCAGGTCTTCTTTTTGTGAATCTAATCTCGCAGACATTACTCTGTAATATCTGCTTTAAGCTCTGTAAACCTATTTGCGGCATTATTTACTAGGTTGTTCTTTACAAATTCCAAATAAACGCTGCTCGTTTAAGAACATACCCTTTTTAATTCTACCGTAACCTTCAACATCCATATTTGCAATCGAAGCTCCTTTATCGTTAGGAAACATAACAATATCTCCTTGCTTTGCATATTTAACTTCCGGGCCCGCTAAAATAACTTTAGCTTTTCGCCAAGCCTTATTAAGAGCGTTAGTTGGTATATAAATACCTCCTCTTTTAACTGCATCGCCAGATTCATCAGACGCCTCGTCAATAAACTCTACTAGTAGGATATCATCAAAAAGAAATGAGAGAATATACTCATCTCCCATTCCAAAATCACCTTGACTGTGACCTTCAAGGTCAATTAAACTTCTTTTTGTTGCTAAATTATCAATACTTGCTTGTGCCATATATAAAGTTATTTAAACCTTATAAATCACAAATCAACGGGAAAATTTTAGCAATTTCTTTTGCGCATTCTTGTGCGATTAATCTATGTTCTAATTGAGTTTCAACACCGGATCTAAGTTCGATATAATGTACCCAACTACGAAGAGTACCGTTCATATACATTCTACTTACTGTGTTTCCTTCAGGTAGAACGGCTCGGGCCTGCTCTTTCGCAATACCTTTACCGATAGCCCACTCATATGCGTCTTTAGCTGCATTGATTACTTTTTGCTGTTCAGCAAACCATTCAATTGTTAGGTCAGGGTTATCAGATTTAATACTATTCTGTCTATTCTTTAGATCTTGTAATCTAGATTCTCTTAAAATAAATGGATTATCCTTTAAAGGGTCTGCATACCGTTGACTGAATTCTTGAAAGGAGAACGAGCGGTGTCTTAGAATCTGCCGTGCGATATCCCTTGTTGTATTAATCTCTACACAGGCGGATACCATTTCTAATGGGCTCCAATGTTTATGTTTAATCAGATAATTAATAAGCTTTTCGGCTGTATCTTTATTAAACTGATTTGATGGGTTTGAAACGCGCGCGCAGAAAGCAATAAGATCTTGACAGTCATTTAAACCTTTACCATGGAATTCAATTGCAGGTGTTGAATGTGAAACTAATTTTACGTTATTCATAATATTTTACTGATTAAGCAATAAGTCTGACATTTCTCTGTTATGCTTGTATTCTCGTTCACTATAAAACTCCGGGATGATTTGCTTCTCTTCTTTACTCTTCTTCTCCTTTTTAGTCTTCTTAAGGTAGTTTAGCTTTTTAAACCTCAATCTCGGAAATACTGAATAGATATAATCGTACTGCGATAGCTTATCATCGAACAAACTCCAATACTTGTTAGTTGTTTCGTTCACGTATTCATTCATCTCTTTTGAATACATACTCGTCCATCTATTAATCATAAATAAATTGAATTGCGACTCATCATCACAATTCATATCTATTTTCTTTTTACTAAATAAGAGACTATTTAGATATTGAAATATTGTCATAAATTAGTAAGCTCTTTCTCTATCATTTCTTTAGCTTTTAATAGCGCTGTATTTCTAGCTACAAAGGAATTAATAGATTTTTCTTCATTATGAGATTTAAATCTCTGATACTCCCATGCAGTATCGCTTAGCAGCATACGAAGTACTACTTTAATCTTATTTTCAATTTCTACCATTAAAGATTAATTTTAGTTGTTGCGATAAACATATCGTCGACCATTGCGTAGAATAGATCGATAATATCTTTCATAAACTGCTCAGTTTGCTCATCTGTTAATTCGGTACTATATGCAAAGTTTGGAGCCTTACGACCAGCATTAACATTGATACCGGTATGTCCAATAGCGACGTTATCTTTAGAATACGTAATACTAACACTGCACTTACCTACCTTCTGTAAAGTACCATCACTGCCTTCAAACTCAGCATGTACCATAAGATCATCACCATCTACTTCGATAGGTTTTTTAATATATTTTGATGAGAGAATATTAGCAATTTGAGTATTGAGTAGCCGCTGAAACGCGACAGCTCCGAGCTTATCCAGATTAGGAATTTCCCAGCAGAAGTTAATAGCATCGTCACTAGCAATATAATCACCTTGTAAAACATCTTCCTGATCAATCATACCATCAATACTAACATCCATCGGACATCTAAATGCAATAATATTACCAATTGGTAGAGTCTTATTGCGGAAGTAATCATATGCGAAACGCTTATGAATTAATGGGCCATCATATACTTTGATATCTTTAATAATCATACATTAATTATATGATACGGTTTTAATGAATCAACTATTTATGGTTATAATTACGTTAGAATAGCATAGCTACGTGCATGGTAAATTGGATCACGTACAATTTCCATCTGCTTATGGAATCTATCCCTAATACATTCAGCTATTTTTAAAGCTGATTTATAATGTATATCATCAACTATATAATTCGAATCTGGATCAAACAACTCTATATGATTGATAATATTACCTCTGTTATCACCAACCGGACCATCTACTATAACCAGTTTGTATTCTTTTAAAACACCTTTACTAAAAGCTTCAATATCATACCAACCATCTTTGATAGGGCAGTAAACGTAATTAACATCATCGACTATATCTATAAAATTTTTATCATGTTCAATTGATGTTATTTCCCAAAAAGTATTTAGTATCTTTGTACCATAACCTGCTCCAACTTCTAGTATTCGCGAATCTCTCGAAATGTTTTCGTATATCCATTTATATACAGTCCATGATAAGCTCGAGCCTGTCAGAGATGTTGTATCAATTCCTTTATCTTTTAATTCAGCTCTTGTCATTAATATTCTTATAGTTTAAAATTAAATCAAAGGCCTTACTTTGGAAAATTCCTCGTAGAAGTTCTGTATTTGGAATGACACAGTGCCCGCCAATAAATTTATCTGGCGGTGTTAGTACTGGTCTAACTACATCCTCTTTGCCTAGCTCTTTATACCCATTGTTATACGTTTTATTCCAATCAGTTATTATATCGTAATTTAAATTTAATTCCTCAAAATGCTTTTTCATTTCACCGTGAAAAGCTATGCATAACCCATAATATGTTGTACTATATAGTTTAGCTAGCTCTGTATTAGCTGGACCCTTTATGCTTTCGAATGGTATTTTTAATTCATTATAATGACATTCGCATAATTCCTTACCTTCATTATCTACATAACCAATGTATTTTTTAAACGTTTTTAAACCATCATACAAATTTGGATGTACGCCTCGTACTGGTGAGTGTACAACACTGCAACTAACCCTCCCAGCAATACGTTCTGTTATACCGGGAGTGGTTGAAGTATGAATTATACAAAGTTTGGGATTATATTTCTTAATATAATTAACTACTACCGTATCGAAAAAATCTACTAGAGGTAGGCAAATATTCATTATATCGATATTTTTATCACCGGTAATGAAATTCTTATCTATTATTGTAAGTTTAAATTCACTATAATCGTTATAAACCTGCTCTAAGGATTTACCTATTTCCCCGTACCCTACTATCGCTATATTCATTTTATGTTTAAATATTCAAGTATAGGTTTCAACGTATGGCTATTATACGGTCTAACTGGCTGACTATCGTAATATCCTCCGGATTCAAGCAAGTTGTTATCAATATTCCAGTATAATCTATCAATTCGTCTAATAGCTCTCTCACCAGACCAGTCTTCTCTTTCAATACCTATACAACGAGGGTGATCATAACCATATTTTCCACCGTAATTTTCCCATCTACTTATTAATCCTCTTAGTAACGATTCATCAGAAAATTGATGGAAAGGCTGATTAACTTTTTCCATTGAATCGTGTTCGTGTATATCATACCAACTTTTAAATAATTCTTCATAAGTTAAGTTATTTGGATTTACTATTTCTCTCCATACCGAGCCAGTTGCGGTGGTAAATGCCATAGGAAATTTACCGATGTCTGTTCCGCTGTAAGGTGCGTTTCGACTTATACAAAGTAATTTATCTTCCTCTGCGTACGAAAACCATTTGGTCCATGTTTCGGTTTTATTGAGAATATACATATCAATATCTGCTATTATACAATAGTCATCAGGATATTGTGTTGCGAGAAATAAGCGGGTCGCTTTAGATTGTATATCGTCAGTTACGATATTTTTTAAAGGCTTGATTAGAATTATCTCGCCATATTTTTTCATTTCCTGTATAACCGGGTCATCTTCATTTCTTTCTGTTATAACAGCACACGTTATTTTTTCAATGCCATACCATTTAGTCCAATTCTGCGCCATACTTGGCCAAAAGTGGATATAGAGATCTCTTTCATTTGTACATGTTATTATTCTAAAATTTTCTTTATTCATACAGAGCCTTGAGGTATATTGTTTATAAAATCTTGACCGACAAAAGTACCACCATTATATATAGGAGGGTGCACCGGAAACATCAATTCTTTATTGTTAGAGTCATGCACAGTACAGCTATCTTTAATTTTAGGAAACACCTCATCCATTAAAAATCTTTCATCACATCCGTAATAATTTAAATTACTAACTTTATTAATCAGAGGCATAATTTTAAACTTGTTAGCTTTACCGCCCCACATCCCCGCCTGGATAGGCCATTTATGATTTGGGTGATCGCGCATTATATGGTAATCTTTATCAGCTGAAATCCACTCTTGGACAGCTGCATACTCGCGGAAGTTTAACCGCGAATCGATATCCCTGACTAGATATCGATCTACACTCTCATCATCATTAACAAAAAATCTCCAAAATGCGCCGTAGAACAGTCCTTTATTATTATTTTTTACAAGTCTAATATCAGCGCCATTTTTATGTAACTCTTTACAGTAATCAAGAGTTACAGTAGTATCTACATAAATTCTTACTGACCACCCAGGGTATATTTCCGAGGCTAATTTTAAATTCTCTAATGCACCGGTAATATATTTTTCTTCACTACCCCAGAGACTAAATGATATTACATTTGTTTTTTTCATTGCTAGTTTTAGAATAATGACGAATAGTTATCAAAAATATAATTTTCTGGTATAATAAAATATTTATAACTGTCGAAATTTTTATCAATACTCTTACTCATTTTTTGATAGTCTTGCTCGGTTAAGTTATCAAGTATTTCTCTAAGTTCTTCAACAGTATTAAACAAAATAATACCATCCTTATCGAAGAAATCAGTTATTTTTGATGTACCGTAATATATAGGCACGGTTTTAGTTGCAAAACAATCTATAATTTTTTCCGTGAAGTATGTGTCTTGGATTGAATTTTCTATAACGATTGAAAACCTATATTCATCTAGCGCAGATTTTTTATTTGCAAATCGCTTATAGCCACTCCCAAGAACGTCTATTGATGAGTCGTCGATCATACCCAACTCTTTAATTACTTGATGTCTTAATTGATGACCTGGAGTTTGATTTTTACCGGACGCTATTATAGACATATGTTTTGTCTTTTCAACCTCAGCGCCTGTTATATACGGGTGTACCCAGCAGCAACCGAACGGATAAAATAAAAACTTTGAACTTATATTAATTAATGCTTCGTCATATGTAAGTATGAAATCAAATTTTTCGTAATTATTTTCAATATAATTATAGATGTGTGGTATTATAGCTCTAGGCTCCAGTAACCACGCCACTTTTTGTTGATCCGTATTTAAATTATCAATAGTAGGAATTGAAGTGTCAGTTAAAAAAATACTCTTACTACCAGAGGTAAGTGTTGGATCCCATTCTATGTTATTTGGACGCTGAAATCGACAACAACTGCGATCGTAGCTAACAAAATTTTTGTCTATAATATCAATTTTTACCCTTGAATCTTTTTCTGATGATATTTGCCACGACTTAATATAATTGCTCAGCTCTGCAGATCTCATTTTTTGGATCTTTGTAAATTCTACAAGATTATGATTTTCATTTTTCTGATGAGTACGATCCTCGTGTTGGTTTGATGTACTACTCTCATCCATATGAGGCAGGTGAAAAAGATACGGCTTATCTGTGTTTATATATACAACCTTCTTACCGAGTTTATGGCTCCGGAGAATAATTTCATTATCTTCATATCCCCACCCGGTAAAGTGAGGGTTAAAACCGTTTATATCTTTAAAGCATGCTTTATCCATTAATAAGCACCCACCGACGGCTCTAAGATTTGATACTTCAAACATATCATTTTTTTCTAAAAGCTGTAGTTTATACCCCTGCGGGATGATATCATTTAAATCTCTATATGTAAATGTTTCATGCAAGCTAGCTTTTGCGGGGTAGCTTAGATATAGGGCCGTACCGTTATATCCTATAGCTACTGTGGTTATATCATCCTTTATGGCTTCTATACTCTTACAGAGAGATTCACGCGAAACAAAAACATCACTATCCAAAAAACATAAGCTATCATAAGTAGCACGTCCAACTCCTTCATTATATAATCTACATTTATTAAATGTTTCATCGGATGATTCCTGTACAATAATTTCGCAATTAGGTATCATCTGGCGGTAATATCTCTTACAGTATTCTAGATTTTTTTCACGTTCCACCGTATCTGACTTATATGCTATAATAAAAGAAATCATACAGCTTTTAGTTTTTTTAAAAAGGCTATTACCTCTTGATCTGTTACTATAGGCGGGTTATTAGGGGCATGGCCATGCTTCTTAATATATATTTCACCGCCTATCTTAACATTTTTATGAAACGTTTCATTGTTTTTACTAATAGCTGATTTTTCAATCGCATCTTTATGTTCAGATAAAAAATGATGACTATTAAATATATCTGCAAAATACCAAAATGGTGGATGGAAACCTTTCTTAATTATTCTATACGTATGATCGACATGCTCCCAAGCATTATAAAAATCTTCATCTATATAACCAACCTCTTCTATTACACTCCTTGTAAAAAAAGAGAACATACCCGCGACGTGTTGATATAGAGATATTTTTATATCACCGTAATCTATAATTTTTCTCGGGGTAGGCTCTGATTCTTGATTAAGCTCGTGTCTGTTATGTATATCAAAATTTTGGCTTTGTCTCCTATTAAACGGAGTACCGGGACCATAATTGAAATGTTGAATACCTGTTATATTGGAAGCCTTTATATATTCGGTAAAAACATTATTATCTTTAATAATGATATCATCTTCAATAACAAATATATATTCACATCCTCTTTCATATAGATATTTTAGGATTTTATTCTTAGATTTACCAACTCCAATATTTTCACTGTTATTGATAATATGAAACTGTTCGTGTTGAACATCTAGCATACCGTCGTTAACTATTACCGCTTCATCCACTCTCGATAGATCTACACTAGCAATACAGTCAAGCAAAAAATCATTTCTATTACATGTAACTATACCTATCCCTATCTTTGACATTATATATAATTTATATTAAATAATTAATATGGCCAGCACAGAAGTAAGTATCAAACAACTCCCTACAGTCTCGAGCATTGAATCTGGTAATTTTGTTATTGTTCAGACTGAGAACTCTACAAATAAGTTAGACTTTAAAGATTTTGTTATAGGTTTCGAGAATATAACTTTTGCAAATACTATTGAAGCTAATACGACTGGTATTGAAGCTCTTTCAAGTACATTATACGGTAGTACACCTGATACTAATGCAGGACAATCTACCCACTCGATACCTATAACAATAGGCGGTGTAAATTACGCAATAATGCTGTCAGCTACTAGCTAGTAACCTCACCATCAGAACCTAATACCCTCTTAATCTGCTCGCGCTCGTAAGCTAGCGCTTGCTGGAGATCTTTTGCTTCAATTTGGGAATCGATTAGATTTTGCATTGATTGAGCGTCGGAATCTAAGAACTGACCATCAGAAGGGTTAATTAATTCATTTAAACTTTCTTCAGTACCACCGATTAGATCACCATCGACATCTAAATATTGCTTAATCATAGCAATTCGAGTTTGGCGATCTCCAAAAACTTCGATCCAACCAGGAGCATCGTCTTTAGGGAAGAAAGGATTTTTTCCATTATTTTCATGATGCTGCGCACCAATCATCTTAAAGATATTATCAATCTCTTTAATATACTCAGGATCAGTTTCACGTACACCGTCGTTCTCGATTTCAACAGGAGCCGCTTTTGTAATAGGTATAAAGAATATAATATCTAAATGCTTCATACTCTCGCAAACCAATGGTATACATTTATCAATAAATTCCTTATCAATATCACCTACACCCTTTTCAAAACACCAGAGAGAATAGACTAGATTATCAATCGGACATCTATCCATAATCACATAATCATCAGACTTAAATGTCTGCATTTCATCGATCATGTGATTTAAAATCTTCCACTGCGTATCTTTTGTCGCGTTTTTACTATGCGGTAACTTCTCAGATACTAACTTAGCTCTATATGTCGAGCTCTCTGTTCTATGATTCGGCCACTCTTGTACGACGTCGTTAATTAATGTAGACTTACCTTGATTACCTGTACCGCTAATTGCAATTCTCATAATACTATTTTATACTATAAACTTGATTTTTCAAGTACTTAATTTATAATATATCGTATGATAGTTTTTAACGAGGAAGAGCATACCTATATAGATACCGAAACAGGCAAGAAGCTTATATCTGCAACTACCTTGATTGGTAAGTATAAGCCGCGATTTGATAAGATTGGTAATGCTACACGTGTTGCGAAAAGAGAAGGAGTGACTGTAGATTTCATACTCGAAGAATGGGAAGCAGAAAAGAATAGAGCTTGTGATTACGGTACACATGTGCATAAGGTAATGGAAGATTTTCTCGGTGAAGGTATTGAAGAGTCAGAATATGAACAGCTATACTCATCATATAAAAAATGGGAGCATATATTTAAAAAGTTTCCGGCACTCACATGTGAGATGAGACTTAATAATATTGATCTGAATATTGCCGGTACGGCGGATTTAGTATACGAGAATAAAGACTACTTTTATATCGGAGATTTTAAAACGAATAAAGCTTTTAGATTTTATAGTGAGTATAATGAGTTTTTTAAGAAACCAGTAGACCATCTAGGGGTATGTGAATTTAATACATACTCATTGCAGCTCTCACTATATGCATATCTATACGAATTAAGCAGTGGAAAAAAATGCAGCGGTTTAGTTATCTTCTATAAAAATAACGACGCTTGGTATCCAATTCGTTTAAACTATATGAAGAAGGAGATTATTGCTCTAATTGAAGATTACAATAATCCCAGTTAACAATTTTTAAGAATTGCTTGATATACTTTTCTCGATCCGGTCCGTACTTCTTATAATATGCATGCTCCCATACATCAATTCCTAAGATAGGAGTACCTTGATCAAACATAAGCGGGTTATCTTGTTTGTCTGTCTGTACAATTTTTAATGTATTACCCCTCTTGACGAGCCATACCCACCCTGAACCGAAGTGTGATTTAGCTTGTTCTGTAAATTCTTTATAGAAGCTCTCTACTGTTTTATACTTCTTTTCGATAGCATCTTTTATATTGCCTCTAATTGGATGTCTATTAGGCGTCATCATATTCCAGAAAAGTTGATGATTATAAGCTCCTCCTGCATTATTACGAACAGCGGCTTTTTTATTACCGGCCTTTTTAATTAATTCTTCTAAAGGAGGCTGTGATACACCTACAGCATTATTTAATTTTTGTACATAACCCTTATAATGCTTATTATAGTGGAGCTTCATTGTCTCCTCATCAATATAAGGTTCTAACGCATTAAATGCGTATGGTAGTTTTACTGGCTTATAACCGCCTACCTCTTCTAGAATTAAATCTGCTAACTTATCATAGTTCATTTCTTACCACCTTTCATATTTGCACACCAATGGTACATCTTACCTTTTTCACCACCGTATTTTTTAGCTTTTTTACGGAGTTCGGTAACCGAACCTTTACAACTAGCTCCGGCTCTCTTAACTCTACCTGGTTTACTCTTACCCTTCTTTTTACCATCGGCATAGTTTTCTGAAAAAAATTGTATAAATGAATTCATTTTTTAAGGAAGAGTAAGTCTTTGTAAGCTTTTTTACTTAGTCTCAAGCTATATACCATATTTATATCAACGAACCTAAAGCCTACATGCTCGTGACTTAATTTTATAAATCTCGATTTAAGTTTACTGTAAAAAATTACTCTTTTCGGTTTTTTGCTGAGAATACGCACTGGTACCATATCTACTCCGGTCTCTTCTTTAAATTCACGCTTTGCGCCAGTTAATATATCCTCGCCTACTTTGATATGACCGCCTGGTAATTCATACGTGCCATCTTTATTCTGTAGGAGTAATAATTTACCCATGTAAATTGCTATAGTTTTCGCTGAAATACTCGAATCATTCGCTGAACGTTCGCTTTCTTTAGTAAAATTAGGTGGAGACATATAAGTATTTATAAATATTTATGACATGTTTGGACTTATTACAATGTTACTTACAACGCTCGGTGCAACGGGTATGGGCTCGATGCTCAAGATTGTCGGTGGTCTCTTCGCAGGTATATCAGACGCTAAAGACTCTAAAGCTAAAAGAGAGCTTATTAGAGATATGCAAATGCAAAAAGCAGATCTCGAATTTCAAAAAGCTGTTTTTGGTGAAATGGATAAAGATACATCTGCTTTTACCCGTGGTACTCGCAGGCTCATTGCTCTTATCGGGATGTGTAACTTTTTCGTCATCTCAGTCCTCTGCACCCTCTGGCCAGGAGTTGAGCTCGTTACCTTTACCCCTCCCGAAAACAAAGAGTCGTTCAAAATCCTCTGGGGATTGGTTTCTTTCCCCTCAGGAGCAGACATTACCACCTCAATTACGACAGGGCACATTGCTTTGGTCTCAATCGCCACTTTGGGAGCGATAATTGGTTTCTACTTTACACCAGGAGGTAAGAGATGATAGGTGATATATTGACATTTATTGAAAAAGTTGGTTTACCTATTACAGCTGCATTAGCTGTTGGTTGGTTTTTATTTATAATTCTTAAGTTTATTTTAGCTCAAGTAAATAGTAGGATTTCAGGTTTAGGTAACTCTTTATTATCTTTAGAAAATAAAGTTGATGTAATGAATAATGATATTGTGAAAATTGACGCTCTTTTTTCTAGTGCATTTAATGTTGAACCAAACCTTGATCGCATTGCAGCGAGCGAAGGTAAAGAAGATTGTAGAGACGATTAATTATGAGTGGTTACGAATTTTCACACTGGGCTGATATTATAACAAAATTTGGATTCCCTGTTATTGCTTTAATAGGTTTAGGTTCATTTATATGGTATATTTGGAAATGGGTAACTAAACAAGTTAATCCTTCTCTAGATAAAGCTGGAGCTTCTCTAGGTAAACTTAAAAAACAAATACAAGCTCTAGATAATGATATGATAAGACTGGATATGAAATTAAAAATATTAATTCAAGAACGTCATATTATAGATAAAAATAGAAAAGAACTTATATCAGAGAAAGAAAAACCCTACTAACCGCAGCTAGTAGGGGACTTAGATACTCCAAGAGACAATCTAAGGGGTGAAAAAGTAATTATTTTTTAGCAGCAGGTTTTCTACCTCTCTTAATAGCTGGCTTCTTCTGCTTAGCTTTAAACTCTGCAAGTTCCGCCTCCGCTTTAGCAGCTAATTCCTTTGCTTCTTGAACTACTTTGTTAACTTCTTCTAGGTTGTTACGCGTAACTAAAGCACCGGTGATGATACCAGCTACAAAAACAACAATATATGTTAGTATTTCCATAAGACAATTATTTAATCAAAATATAACCATGTTCAACAATAAATATTAATATGGACAACACACAATTAAAAAAACTTTCTAAAATTGAATTAGAGGAATTAGGTAGAACAAAAGGTATTGAATTGGATAGAAGATCTAATAAAAAAACATTAATAGCTCAGATATCCAGTTTATTGAAAAGGAAACCCTCAACAACATCTAAAGCAGCTAGTTCATCTAAACCTGTTAAGTCATCTGCAACCCCAGCATCGCGCGGATTTCGTGTAAGTCCTGGTAAATCTAACGCATAGTTTATTAAATAATAATATGAGCAATCTTTCTTTTAATAACGAACTTCTTTTTGGTGGCGGGTCTGTAACTGACGGCGTTTCAGGTATAGCTGGTACTAATACATCTAAAATTCTTTATAACGCTAATGATAAGGGTACTGACACTACTGTCGTTACAACATCTGCTACATTAAATGGTACTGAGTATGAAATCGATATATTCGCTGGTTATAACGGTAGTACTTTAGCTATTATTGATAAAGATCGCTTTTCAACACAATTTGTTTTTGCATCAGGCGCATCAACTCAAACAGAAACAGCTTCTGGGTTTATTTCAGTAAGCCCTTCATTGCGTAGATTATATACGCTCGGTTACGTTTAAAAAATAATTTATAAACATTAAAAAAGCCGTAATTAAATTTAATTACGGCTTTTTTTTACTTTTTAGATTTTGAATCGCTCGTCTTCCAGTAATACTCACTCACAATCTAGACTTTAAGGGCCATATCCCAGATTACTAATTGTAGTCTCGGGCTAAACTTAAGTGTATGTTTTTTACATAACTCAGCTACCATTGCAGATTTAGCAGTGTGCTCTTCCCTACTACCACAGCAAGGCATTAACCAAACTCTTTCACGGCTAACTAAACCATTATCAATATATTTTTCAAATAGTTCCTTCTCATCATCTTCATTATTAATAACAAATTTAAAGCAAGAACCTAATTCATTATGATACTTTAACACATCAGGTTTATACCTACGCTTTTCCGGATCGCCGTTATTACTCATCTTCGGAGATACAGTAAACGTCGCTCTATATATTGAGGACCATTCCGGTAAAGGCATTAAAGATCCATTTGTTTCGAAGTCAATACGCGGGCAAAAACTGAACCTTTCCATAAAGGATACTAACCATTCTATAAGTCGCTTCTGTTGCAGCAACGGTTCTCCGCCGGTAATCTTAAGAATTGCACCGTCCTTAAGATTCTTAACGAACCCGTTATTCTCATAGAAATTATTGAGCTCATCATATGTATATCGGTTCTTCACAGACCATGAAACAAACGAATCGCATCCATGCGGTGAATCTTCGGATGCAAAGCCTTGACATGTAAGGTTACACATAGCAAGTCTCATAAAAACAGAAGGTTCACCAATGAATTTACCTTCACCTTCTACAGTATAAAAGACGTGATCATCGCTAAGAGATAGCGTTTTATTTAGATTAGACATACATTAATTATATATATGTTCCGTCGCGTATCAAGCAGTAATATTATATTTATTCAAAAACATACAATTTTACACGTGTAATTTATCATGTATATACGTATTAAATATATGTATATGTCAACAAAAACTAGTACTCGAAAGAGTACAAAAGCCGCGAAAAGACAACCCGTAAATAAATCAGAACTTGTTTTTGATAATAGAGTCGCGATGCCAGGTGATGACTGGGATCTAGATTTTAAAATCAAACAAGATTATGATCTAACTGAGAGGCAACAAGCCTTCTTTAATACAGCATTACAGCAGCAAACGCGAATGTGTATTGTAGATGGACCAGCTGGTACAGCTAAAACATATATAGCAGTATTAGCAGCATTAAAGTTGCTTCATAATAGACAGATAGATAATATTGTATATATTAGATCAATTGTGGAGAGTGCCTCCAGAAGTATGGGAGCTCTACCAGGTGAATTGGAAGATAAATTCGCACCATGGTCTATGCCTCTTATTGATAAGTTAGACGAGATACTAGTAGGTAATACTAGTAACAATCTAATGTCTAAGGGGTATATTAGATGTATACCAGTTAATTTTACAAGAGGTCTAACATTTAAGAATGCTTGCGTTATTATTGACGAAGCTCAAAATATGACTAATTCTGAATTAACTACTATTTTAACTCGATTCGGTCAAGATAGTAAATATCTAGTCGTCGGTGACACGTATCAAGCAGATATCGGTGAAAAGAGTGGGTTCGCTGGAATATATAAAGCTTTCGATGCGGATATCTGCAGTGAAAATAATATCAATACCTTTAAATTTGACGGTGACGATATTGTTCGAAGTGAAATCTTAAAGTTTATCGTCGAGAGACTGCACACCATTAAGTAGCTCTTTCATCGCTTGCTCAAGCCCGACCGGTTGAATTTCCTGTACCGGTTCGGGCTTTTGCTCATTCTTAATTTCAGTTGGTGGAGTTACTGCATGTTGCATTTTTGCAAATACATTATTTTCTAACTCGACTGATTTTGGATCTCTCTCTCGTGTTGTAGGTATACCACCGGTAGCTCCATTAGAGTGAATAGGTGCTTTGGATATGCCTTGGTATATATCACCTAAATTCATTATTAATTACCCCATGATGTACCGCCAAATAAATTACCCATACCAGTAGTAACTTTACTATTAAGTGGTGGAATTTTTGGTTTATCTTGAGGAATTTCAGTAACTGTATTTTCTACAACTGCAGTTACATTTTCTTTCTCTGTATTATCTTGAATCTGTAGCGTAATATCACCGAGACTCTCTTCATAAATTGCACTATTCCCTTCATGCTCCCAGACCTCTACTTTGATAACTCTTACACGGTTATTTGTTTGTTCGGTTACAAATTTATTTGTTGTTTCATAAACCCATTCAGCAGTTCTTTCAATACCGACGCCTTTCTCAGCAATGCGAAGATCAATCATACCCTTATCAGACATCAACTTAAATGTATCCAATTCAGGATCATCAGCAGCTACTACAGTTGTATGATCGAATTGCTTTTCTAAAAGTTTTTTAATTTCTCTACAACCACCGAAATCATAAATCCAATTCTTATCATCTAATTGATCTGCTGTAAACCATAACTTACATTGCAATCTATAACCATGAATTAACTTGCAATGACTATCTGCTCTCCATTGACGAAAAGCTGTACTACCCATAGGAATAATCTTCGTTGAAATATATCTCATATTATTATTATGAAGTATATATCATGATAATCAACTTTTTTTATGATAAGAGTTGATTTATATTTTTAACCTATTAAAATACCTTTAGGTGGAAGGGAGGAGGAGATCATTCAGTTATTTTTTTACCTCTGATGTAGGTGAAGGGTTAGCTTTTGCTTCAGCTTCTTTAATTTCAGCTTCAGTTGCTGCAACACCTTTTTTGTAGTTAATTAAATATTGCTTTGTTGTTGGTAAATCTTGCAATATTTGAAATTTCATGTAACCTGACTTTTCATCGGGTCTCATGAGAATATGCTTACCGTCAGTTAAAGGCTTTACATCTGTTTTATTAATAGGGTATTGACCGTCACTATATTTAACACCCATTAATTGTTTATTTTCACTGCTCAATGTATATAACTTTTCTTGACCGTTCCATTGAAAATTTACACCTTCTGTAGTTATAGCATTAATAGGTTGGTTTTCATTATCATATGCATATATAATACCGGTATTACTTTCCGCGGATTTAAATTCATTATCTTTTGCTTGTAACAAGTATGTGAGGTATTTTATGTCGCGATCCTTTAGTATATTAGCAACATCTGGTGTTAACGGTTTTAGCGTATACTGAATACCTTTTTCACCGAAACTAGTTCTACCTGTCAATTCGAATAATGCGTTATCGATTGTCAGTCTTGAATCTGGAGTTACTACCGGGTCTTCTGCTGGTTCTGGATCTTCTGCTGGTTCTTCAAATTCAATCCTATCACCGGGGTATATATCCTTGAGGCCCTGTACAATTTTTTTAGCTTTGTCTTCACCGAGAGATTTAATCCAATCACCTTTATATGATTTTTGAAAGTTAAATTCCGGTTCTTCAGCATCTTCTACGCTCGATCCGGATAATCCCTTCTTAGGGTCATGACCTTTAAAGGTAAACGGTATATCAGGGTATGTTTCTTTAACAGCTTTCAGGAAACTAGGTACACCTTTTGATATCCATTGCACGCGCCTATCAATTACCTTCTTGCCTGTATCCGGGTCAGTTAATTTCATTTCGGTATCTAATTTTAAAACATCTTTAAGTATATCCCAAACACGTACAGCTTTTGATTTACCGTCCTTATTACCAGCCATTTGCTCCATATTCTTGAAGCTACCCTTTTCATTTCTATCTAACGAGGCTTGAGCTTCATTTATTTTTTTTAAAAAATGTGCTGGTAGTACTGCCTCATTTGCTTCTGAAGCTTCCGGAGCCTCTTCAGAAGCAGCAGATGCATCTTGACCATATGCATTTATTTTTTTTATAATATCATCACCGAGTTTAATTTTGTTAAATCCACCTTTACCAAAATATCCCATTTTATTAGTACTTTTATCAAGTTGTTTATCTAATATTTTTTGTAGAGCATCTCCGATATCCCATTTGCCTCTTGCAACTTCAGCGCCTTTCTTAATAAAGTTAGTGGATTTTTGAGCTGCACTTGCAACTTTATTTAAGATCCCCCCTTTCTTAACAGGTTTATTTGCATTTGCAGCTAATTGACCTGTATCGGTAGTGTTAGATTCAGGCGTTGCTTCCTGTATTAATTTTAAAAAATTACTCATTATTAATATTATTTATTGATTTTATATTTATATACTATATAATTAGTGTATGTCAGATAAAAGTAAAAATTATGAATGGTTAGGTGAAGATGATGAACTTACTGGAGAAAAGGACGTTATTGCAAAAGAAATTATGGGTGAAGAGTTTAGTAAAGGCTACTTTCCTCCTATTAGAGTATATGATGATAATGTCAATGCAGATAAAGAATACATTTCTTCATTACCTGACCTTCAGAACGGCCCTTCTAGTTTAATTCAAGGTGCACCTGTACCTATTCAACAAGTAGGTATCCATAACTTTAAACTACCGTTAACTTATAAGAAGAGAGATGGTAAGACTATTGAGTTAGAGACGAGCGTTACTGGCAGCGTTAGTCTCGAAGCTCATAAGAAGGGCATTAATATGTCTCGTATCATGAGAAGCTTCTATGACCATAAAGATGAAGTATTTAGTATGGGTAAGATTAGAGATGTTCTCGAGACATATAGGAATAATCTTAAGAGCTTCGACTCTCGTATTATGCTTAAGATTTCATATCCTATTAAGCAACAGAGTCTACGTAGTGGTTTAGAAGGCTTCCAGTATTATGACGTAGTATTTGAAGGCGATCTAACTAAAGAAGGTGAATTTAAAAAGTATATTCACTTTGATTTCGTTTATTCATCGGCATGCCCTTGTAGTTTTGAATTAAGTGAGCATGCTGAAAAGTATCGTAATAGAGCTACAGTGCCTCATAGTCAACGAAGTGTTGCTCGAGTTAGTGTGAAGTTTGATGATATGCTCTGGGTCGAGGATCTCCAGGAATTATGCTTAGCTGCTCTTCAAACCGAAACTCAAGTAATGGTCAAGAGAGAAGACGAGCAGGCGTTTGCTGAAAAGAACGGTGCTTATCTTAAGTTCGTAGAGGATGCAGTTAGACTACTCTTCGAAAAGCTTAATAATGAATCTCGTATTAAAGACTTTAAGATTGTAGCTTCGCATAACGAAAGCTTGCATAGTCATAATGCTGTATCAGTTATTGTAAAGGGTGTAGAAGGTGGCTTCTCAGCTGGAGTAGCTAGAGATGTATTCGAATCAACTGGATTACGGTAGTTTAAATATATAACAATATTACAAAACTGTTAGTGAAAGCTAACAGTTTTTTTATGTTTAATCTAAATTACCTTCAGCACTTACATCAATTAAACCGCCGAGTTGTTCGATGAAATCCTTACCTACAAGAATTTTATACTCGTTTTCTTCTCTATCACCGATTGAGAATTTAGTAGCAGGGTAAACTTCGTCGCCGATTTCAATATCAAATTCTACTACCGGTCTCTCTTCAATATTACCAGAACCAATATTGATATCAATAAATTCAACAACACGCTTTTTTATCGTCTTACCGTCTACTGTTTCAAAAGTAACATGAGATTTACCTTCATAGCTGTCATCGAGACCACTGTACTGTAAATTTATACCATGTAAGACATTATAAGCCCCATTGCCGCTATCAACTTTAGCTTCAATGGGACCTAATTCTTTAAATGTTATTGTTTCAATCAACCCTAGTGGTTGAGTCGATTCAAAAAATTGTTTAAAAGTAATCACATTATTATTTATGCTTTACCTTCATTCTTTATCTCCTGAATCTGCTTTCTAATGTCTTTACATAGCTTCGAAATCTCTAGCAATGACTTACGTGCACGTGTTGCAGCAGCCTTATTACCTTTTTCGAGAAAAAGCTCTACATCAGTAGAGAAGTGTTCGAAGTATACCTTAATATCACTATTATTGTCTTTTATATTGCTCATATGCAAATATTTAATTATATAAAAAATGATTTCAAGTTTATTTTTAAGAAATATAAGCTATAATATAAGATATGGATAGTAAACCTACCAATGAGTTTATTGAATTTAGAAAAAATATCTTTGATACATTCGAAATCGATGCATCGGACATTATGTCTGCATTGCAGATTATTGATGTAAACGTTACAGAAATATGTACCCGTAAATGTGTTTTTTGCCCGAGAGTAGATAAAAAAATATACCCTAATAGAAGCTTACATATGTCAATTGATACATGTGAAAAGCTCGCTAATGATTTAGCTGAGTTTGAATATAAAAATCAAGTTGTGTTTGCTGGGTTTAGTGAACCTCTAGCCAATAAAAAGATATTTGAGATTGTAAAAACATTTAGAGACAAGCTACAATATAATAATAATATTTCTATTACAACAAATGGTGATCTATTAAAAGATGATACTCTTAAGAGGCTATTTGATAACGGGCTTAATCTATTAAAGATGAGTCTATATGATGGACCGGAGCAAGAAGAGAGATTCTTAGAGCAATTTAATAGATGTAATATTAAACCAGATCAATATGTTATTAAGAGATTCTGGTACGGCCCTGAAGAAGAATATGGTATGTCGGGTATTAGTAACCGAGTAGGTATGATGAAATTAAATGATAGGGAAGTACCTATTAGACCGTGTTATATGTCTTTTAACTCATCATTTATTGATTGGAATGGTGATGTGCTATTATGTACCCATAATTGGCGAAAGGATGTTAAGTTTGGTAATATACATAAAGCTAGCCTTAAAGATATATGGTTATCAGAAGCAGCTAAAACAATGAGGCAACATCATATAATAAACGGTCGAAAAGGAAAATCACCGTGCACTGACTGTGAAGTACATGGTCAAGTATATGGTGAAGATTCATTTAATTTATTTAAAAAATATTATGCATAAAAAAATTAAAATATTTGTAGGTTTAGACGAGCCCCATAAAATTGCATATGATAAGTGTGTGAAGAGCATACATGATAAGAATGTAAAATATGATATCGATATACATCCTATTAATTATAATACTGTAAAAGAATATAGTAGAAAAAAAGACCCATATGAATCTACACAGTTCGCATTTGCGAGATTCTTCGTACCATATCAAAGTAGATATGAAGGTGTAAGTATATTTCTAGATGGTGACTTTTTATTCCTTGAATCGATTGATAAGCTTTTAGATCTATACGATCCGAAATATGCTATCATGTGTTGTAAGCACGAATATAACCCAACTAACTTACAGAAGATGGGTGGAAAACCACAGACTGCCTGGCCTCGTAAAAATTGGAGTAGCTTAATGATTTTTAATAATGAGCACACAAAAAATAAAACGTTAAACCCACTCACTATTAACAATCAAACCGGAGCCTTTCTTCACAGGTTTAAATGGTTAGAGGACGAAGAGATTGGTTCACTACCTATACAATGGAACTGGTTAGTCGATTGGTATAAAGAACCTAAGGATGGTAAGCCATTAGCTCTGCACTATACCGAAGGCGGTCCATGGCTTAAAGAATATAATCAATGCGATTATGCGGATATATGGCTAAATTACTAATAAAAAACTCTACTATTTTTTAGTTCTCTACCAATAATATCAATTGCTTGACTTTTGTTTCTTGTTATAAATTTATCATAATATGAACCATTATATTTTTCCATACCATAATTGAAAAGTTCATCTCTATATGTATTATATACAGACATAAAGTCAATATAACTAGCAGGTGAATTTTGTATATACATACAATCTGTAAGTAGACTCTCTAAAGAGCCTTTTTCTTTACATTTAAACCCAGCTTCTGTCTTTTGGAATCCTAGCTTCTCACTCGAGAATCCACCGTCGTATAAATGCGTAGTATCCATTCCAAATTTATTGCAAAAATGAGATTTATAATCATTACTACCGCTTATTAAAATTAGATCTTTGTAGGGGGTCTCTTTGATCAGAAAATCACAGAAAATATCCAACATCTTTATATCCTCATCTTTATCTATTCTAAATGTGGGTAGTGTTATAAAGTATTTCTCTTTTGTAAAATTCTTTATCAGCTTAGCGTCGACGCTGATATCAGCATTTAATTTTATACTATCTTTATTCTTACGCTTTTTTGTATTATTAATATAATGCAGTTCATTATCATTATAATTATCTAGATAATAAAACTTAACAGTGTTATCTAATAAGAAATTACTACCATCGCTTATTCCATTGATATACATATCATTGATATTGTCAACCTTTGTAACTCTTTCTATAAACAATTTTTTAATATATGTATCATCGCGATGCATCGGATCTACCTTTCTACCCTTAACTGCTTTTAATCTCATATCTCTTATAAGCTTATATGAATTATTATTCTCTATATTATTGAAAGTAAACATCTTATTTTCAAAGACATTAGTAAGATCTCCTTTGATATAAAAGGTTTTATTATGATCCTTATAATATTTAGATAACATTATCAACCCGATCATAAAATCAGTATATGTTACTCTCTCTCTTATAGCCTGCGCGAAGTATATCATAGTTTATAGTATTTTGTATATTGTTTACCGACTTTCTCGCCATGTATATTACATCTATTACATACCGGTAAGTCTCGTTTACCTTCTTTCAGATGTGATCTGTAATTATTTAAGAAAGTTGATTCCCATATTTCTTTTAAGGTATGAGTATTAATATTTAACTTATTCTTCGATAGTTTAAACCAATCCTCGCAGCATAAAATCTGATCACCATTCCAGTCGATAAAAAGTTTATAAAAAGGCAAATAGCATTTATTTTTTATATTATCTTTCAGTAAATCAGTATTCATTTTAACTGCTCCAGCTCTATTTGTAAATCCTGAAAAATTATCTGAATGATAATAACTCTTCCTTAACGTAAATGTATCAGAATTGTAACTCTCGAACATCTTATTGAATTTTTCTAGCTGTTCATCACCGTCATATAAACTAACAACAATATGATTAATACCAGCTTCATATATTTTCTCGATGATGCCTTCCTTTATCTTATCACCATTAGTATTAATTTCATGTACTCTTAGTTGTGGATTTTCGTCACTAACAATCTTTACGAGTTTATAAAAATCTTTTGTTAGTAAGGGCTCTCCATTACCGGACCAGCCTATTCTATTCGTGTAGTTATTGAGCTTGAGCTCAGAGCTCAGCTTTCGGATCGTCTCTTCAGTTATATGTAAATTTTGATTCGGATACACCTTAGGGTCACTTCTAGGGCAAAAATGGCAGGTACGGTTACATAGCTCAGTCGGATTAATAGTAATACTCTGCAGAGCTTTCATCGGCGTCATCTCGATATCCGTAGCTATTTGCCTTTTTCTCAGATCGATTATATCTTGCTTATTATCTGCTATCACTTAAGTAATTATTAATAGTTTTGCAGATATCCAATGAGACAAATATATAGTAATTTTTACATCGATACATTTATAAATTTAGATAAATCAATAGAAAATGAACTGAATGATTTAATTACAAATAAAATAGAATATGTTATTAATTTAACTGAATATGAACAGCTGAATGTTAATCACCGAATTGCTCTTATAAGTAATGGAATCAAATCATTAGATTTTTTTGATGATCCAGAGCTTCATCGAATAAAACGCATACCTCCGCAGAGTAGATCCGGTGAGGAGATTAGCAGTAGAATTACAATACGAGCTCGTATTATAAAGGAAAGAAGTGAATTTTTATTAAACCTCAGTGAGATGACAGGTAATATACTTTTTATATGTAACCGTAATAATGTACTATCGCCGTTATTTGTATGTTTAATGATGCACTTACAGTCATGTACTGCAAGTCATATAGATAGTATATTAAGAGACAAAGAGGTGGTTACATCTGCTAAATATAAGGCTGATATAAAAAACTATCTTGATAAGTATATAGACATAATCTATAATAGTATTAATGAAGTTTCGAAATAAACAGTGCAGCAGCGATCCATTTAATCACTACACATTTACTGATTTTTTTTGTGATAGAGAGCTAGCTGATATTGATAGTATCAAATTACAGAGTCATTCAGCATCTCTCGACGGAGCGCGCACTACAAACAGTAATAGATTCTTTGTTGATAAGGAAAATATGTGGAGTAATTCCGCATTAAATAGAATTGTAGATTTTTTCTTGCGCGATGACATAATTCTTATGTTTGAGCAAGAATCTGGTAAAAGGATAAGAGGTAATTATTTACGCGTAGAGTTTATAGAAGATAAAGAAAAATCTTGGCTTGAGCCTCATGTCGATATAAGTGAAAAGATAATGAGCTTTCTAGTTTATCTTAATAATACTGATGAATCAGAGAGTATCGGTACTGCTCTATATAATAAAGATAAAGAGTATATTAAAACTGTACCGTATATTAACAATCAGGGGTTTTACTTCTACCCGGGAGACGATACATGGCATGGTTTAGAGTCAGTTGATATAAAAAAGCGTAGAAGAGCGGTAATGGTCAATTACTGTACCTTTAAAACGGAATTTAAGATTCCTGAATAATAATATACTTTGACAAATATTCAGCTAGTATATCAAATTTTTCTACCTTCTCGGTAACAAAGTTTAAATCTTCATATTGACTTAAAATTTCTGAATATTTTTTTCTTAATTTAATAAACGGTATAAAGCTTGTACAAGCGCATGTGATTAGATCGTTGTATATTTCTTCGGCTTTTCCTCTAATAATATTGTTACCTCTAACGTTAGAAAAATCTGTCTCTGTTTTTAAAATTTCATATAAGCAGCGATGCTTATCGCCGATATACTTCTTAATATCATTATTACCTGATATTAATAAGATAGGCTTGTTATAATCTTCTTGTAGACGTGGTATGATTGTATCCCAAAACTCGTAAATTCTATGATTATCGGGGTTATTAATTTTAATATTAATCGTTAAAAAATCCTTGCTGTACTTAACATATTTTTTTTGAATCTTAATTGGTGGTATTGAGTTTAAGTTTAATATTTCAGTATCATATGTACCGTCATTATAGTCAACTATAATAAATCTATCATCCGTATTCTTAATATCATACATGCACCCGTTAAACATTTTAAATTCATCTATATTTGGAATATTGAATAAATTATCAAAATATTGATTCTTTAAGAACCGTAAATACTTTAAATCGTAGAGGACCTGAAGGTTTTGCCTTCGAGTAAAATTGTTAAATTGCTTTGTATGATCTTCTATATATGGTATAAACAAACACTGATGATTAAACTTCTTCAATATCGGTATATGACTAGGTTTAGTTAAAAATATCAGGGATCTATTATATTGTTCTGATAATTTTGTTAATATAATTAACCTCATTATATTAAAACATAGACCTGAACTCTTTACTGATATTAAATAATTAGATTTCAATTATATCACCTCGCCGTTTCATTTTAGAATACCATAATCTTTCCCAGGTATAAGGGTGCATATTAGAGTCATCTCTGTTATGCCGTGGGTCCCAGTACCATCCTGTTTTGAAGAAATCAAATCCCGTGGTGTATATTTTTTTACGTGGAAATAATTTACGTATAAAATAGAATGTTTTAAAGCCGAGAGAAAAATTAATTTTATCTATTTGATTAAAAGGGGACATAACCTCACAGAACATATTTTTAAATCCTTCTATATCAGCCTCTGTATTTAGATATAATATATTATGTTTATAATCAGTAAATTCTTTATCAATATACTCTCTACTTTCTAAAAAACTTTCCTGGTAATTTAAAGGTACGTTTAATATAACTTTTGTTTTCTTTAACCTTTCTGTACATAGCTTCCAGTATATTGTCGAAATTATATCCGTTTTACTACCGACATACTCTTCAAAGCCATCTGTTACATATCTACCTAACCGTACAACTGTATCAAACTCATCTATTAATGCGCCATTTTTTTTATCTAGAACAGCTTCACCGTTACCGACGATTATAATATCATGCTCCGAGTGCATCAAATGGAGATGGATTTAAAAGAGTTGGCCATTGATTAAAGAGTTTATAAAATTCTAACCCCTTCATATGTTTTCTAAAGTTATCGACATTTTCTATCAGATCGTCCTTTATAAGGTTAGCATCTTTTTCAAATTCCTCATCATTTGCCTCCTTAATACTCTCATTAATTTCATTAATTGCTTCATCAAGTTTTGTATTTACAAGATTCCAGTATAGCTGCCTAATATCTAGATTTTCTCGTACATCTGCTTGACTGAAGGTAATTACTCTTTCAGCGCCTAACACTTTTAATTTTTCTAAATCTACAGTATTATTATTAATGACACATCGTTTAATTTTTTTACTGTCATCTTTACTGAAGCTTTCAATATAACCCTTAGATTGTTCGACTAGCTCGTCAAATTTAATATTTGAAGCATCGTGAGCTTCTTTATTTATTATAAAGAAATCACTTGAATCGTTAAAAATTTCCTCTTGTTGTATTTTTGACGGTATAGTATTTGTATCGTAAGTAATTATACTTGAATCAGCTAATTTATCTCTATTAATATTATATTCTAAACTATCTGCAGGGTCAGTAAAGATCAATTGATCATCTTTAATAATAGCCGTACAATCGACGAAATAATATTCTTCATTATTGGTATGTAAGCAGAATTTAATATTCCCGCGTATAGCTTTTATTATATCAAATATCATTACGGTATTTAGTGGTTTAGAAAGTAAATGCCAGTATACGCGTGAGACCGTTAAATGAGTATGTATTGTGGATTCTATTAGTATTGTAGTTAACTTTACCTATGTTAAATACCATGGATGTACTTATACCGGTTAAATCATCCTTAATATATACTGTATACGCCTTGCTAGGTAGACCAGTAAATATAAAATTTCTATCACCGGTATGACTTATGTTTTTACAAATTGATTTTATATTAGGTATTGTAACGGTAACCGTCCCATTACTGAATCCTATAGGGTCTAGTTTAACGACTATATAACCAGAATTTGTTTCACTTATATATTTACCGGTTCTAGAAGTTCTGATGTTTGCCGTGCCATGAATAACCTGCGCGCCTCTCCAATCACTTAGAGCAGCGTCAACCGGCGTCGGTGTATCTGGTAATTGTTTAGGTATTTGAACGTTATCCTTTAGTTGATAGTTAGCAGTTACATTTCCGTTGTCCCTAGCTATAGCAATATCTACTATTGGATATTCACTAAAAAAAGCTATAGGTTCATACACAAATACGTTGCCGAGAGTTCCAATTGGAATATTATTAATACTCGCAGTTCGAGATGAAGGAGATATCTCCACTATCGTTAAGTCATAATCAAAATTACTGCTATAACTACCTGCAGGCTTATAATTAGTAATATGACCTTTACTAAAACTACCAGTCTTACCTGCCAATCCATTAAAATTGATATTTTTCTTTTGACCTGGCGATAAAGTTAAAGTTTGAGTACCGTATTCAGTACCTTGCCGGTTTAAGGTTACTTTAAGTGTTATATTGCCTGTTGGTTGTATATTTTGCAGTACTGTCTGTACTGTTCCAGTTGCTTGGTCAGCGCCGTATAGGCCATACGTTGTACCGCGATATCTCACCTGCCCTAGTATGACAGCTTTCTGGTTTATAACATCTCGTATTGTTCTTATACTGATATCATTGGTTATAGGTACAATAGGCATACCAATATTTATTATGATTTACTTTTTTTCTTCCAACTGACTCGTTTAGAGCTCTTCTTTTTATACATTTTACCTTTTATCTTCTTGCAAGCAGCTTTAGTAGGTCTACATGCAGGGTAACTACCACCGGATTTTTTAGATTTTCTACCGCAAGGACCTCCTGTTTTGCAGTTTATCCATCCGCTAAACTTTTTACCAGTTTTAGGATCAGTACCTCCGCGTTTAAACCATTTATGTAAGCTATCGCTTGCTTCAGTAAGATAATTATCAACTAGATCGTCGAATTTCATTTCTTTTTCCAGATTTTACCTTTACGGCATCTAACAATCGCTCCTGATTTATAAGCTGAAGTCTTCTTACCATAAACACTATCAGCTTTTCTCTTACAGCGATCCTGTGCATCTTCGCTACTAACTTTACCGCGAGCTTTTGTCTTTGATTGCTCTTTCTTTTTGTCTTTTTCTATACGTGTACCGGTGTAAGAAGATTTACCTGCACCGCCTTTTCTAACTTTAGTTTGCTCAAAAAAATTAATGAATGTATCCATATTAGTATTTATTAATTATCTACTAAGATAACATTATATGATGTTGAAACTGGTACCCCGGTTGCAGTATCATATGCTCTTACTTCAATATCAGTCTTTTCTAATGCCTGTAAAGGTACCTTGTAATCTTTAATCGAAAAATTATTTAGAAACATTATATCCTTAGTTCTCATAATAGGTCCGTCATTAGGTTCAGATAACATTAAGAAAGCCTGAACACCGGAATTATAGACACTCGACCCTACAGACCATTGAGTTATATAACCTGTTTTACCAGCTGGTATAGTGTATACACTGGTTTGAGATTGACCGAACCCTTCTTTATTAACACTTGTACCTTTTGTACCGATTGATATAACAGTCGTGCTACCAGCATTTATATCGATATGCCCTTCATTAGTACCAGTTGAACCAGCTGTTTTAACTAAAGCTCTATATATTCTTAAAAATTCGTTTGTCGACGCTGATCCGCTACTCGTACCATTAGTTGAAATGACCTCCGTTACAGTGTTATAATTCGAATCTAACCCTTGGATCTCAATAGTTCTCGCACCGGTACCGGTAACCGTATCACCAGAATCATCGCTTATAGCTGATACGGTAGACGCTACAGTTAAGTATTCGTATATACCGCCAGTTTCCCAGATTGTTTCTATATCAGCTCCAACAGATAGATTAGCGCCAAACTTTTCGATATAATCTTGCTGCCCCGTTCCGCTACCAATCCCAGTATTTAAAGGGTCAACTTGCTGTACTAAAACGGCTGATTTATTGAAAACTCCTTGACCTAAACCACCTGTTACCGCAGGGTATCGAGAATCATTTTCAATCTCAACATATTTCATATAGTTGAGAGTGTTCTCCGGGGTTCTTATATCTGTTTTAATACTCATAAAAAATTACCACTTTCTGCAAGACCAGTATCTCGCTTTTGTTTTAGGGCCAGGGTTATCGCAATTATGTCTCGCTCTAAAAGATTTACGAGCTTTCGGATTACTCTTTCTAATTTTCATCGTTTTTTCACCTTTACGTTTAGCAGATGTACCGCCATGTCCAAAGTTGACTTTTTTTACATTACCAGTTTTAGGGTCTTTTACGTATACTTTAAATTTTTTAACGTCACCTCTTGTTGGCTTGTTAAGAGTTACTTTTCTACCTCTATATTCAGCATCTTCTTCAAATGCTTCCATTAAATAAGTATATAATTTATCGAAGGTCATTTAATTATTTAATAAATATTATTATGGATAGTGAAACAAATCTAATATTCGAGCAATATAAACAAGTTAATGAGAATATTGGCTTAGGACCGAACGGTATGTCTACCGTAACAATTACAGTAGGATCTAATACTAATCACCCACCGAGACGTCAACCGGGCGGTACAACATTTAGTGCATTCAGTGATGAAGAACACGCTGATGTAAAGAAAGAGGAAGAAGCAGTATATATACAAGCAGGTGATGCATCAGATGATGATTGTGGTTGCAGTGATTGTAATGGCGATCATGACGGTGAAATAGACATGGCGAGGGCTGAATTACTTAAAGCTGCTGAATATGCTACGAAACTATTCAACCATCTTCAAGATGTCGATAACTTAGAAGGTTGGACAGCTAGTAAAATTACAAAAGCTTCCGATTATCTATCATCCGTTTACCATGCTTTAGAGTATGATGCTTTAGATGCAAACGTTGAAGATGAAGAAGTTGATGATGAGCTTGAAATCGACGATTACGATGCTGCAAAGACAGCTAAAGATACAGGTTTCGCAGGAGCTTAAGATATTAGCTTAATATTTGTTTAATTGTAGCTTTATCTTCAGTAGATAATACCTCAGGGGTAAAATATTCGATAGCTTTATCGATATCTGAAGCAATTAACTCTCTTGTCATTGTACCTGATATACCTTCTGCTTGTAGAGGTATCTTTACAACTCTAACAAGAGGATATTTATCAATATTCTTATCAAAGTACGAATATCTTTTTACATCATCATCCTTATCCCCAGCACCGACAATTATATTAACATCTTTATTTTCATCTGCATATTCATACACGGATCTAACAGGAGTTACATTAGCTATAACAACTTCAACGGGTTTATCGAGATATTTCGCGTAGATCTCCCATATTTGCTTTGATTGATCGGCAGTAATACCATCCCTATCCTTCTTTCCAATGAATATTACTCCTTTGTCAGCATCTTGTAAGATGTAATCGAAAGAATGGAAATGTCCTTTTGTAGGTGGCTTGTATCCTCCTGGATATAAAGCAACAGTCGGTTGTGTCTCTTCATCTTCACCCATAATTTTTGTATATAGACTACTGAAAGAGTCGTTTATAGGAGCAGATTTTGAGGAAAATCTACCCTTACCATAAAAATCGCCACGGGTAGGAGGGTTAGTTATATAAGACTCTTGATCTTCTTTAGTTGCTGGTGAAGTTGGCTTACCAGTACCGAAATTAGCGCGACTAAACTCGCCTCTATCAACTAATTTCGTAATTTGAGCACCGTCATCAGTAACTTTCGAAAGAGCAAACCCTTCTGGAGCTGTCGTTTGCCATTCCCCTGGTGCTTCTTCTAGATATGTACCTAATAAGTCATTCTGCGTGATTTCGTTAAAGATTTTAATAAGGTTGTTCTTAAGATTTGCAATAATTTTAGTAATTTCAAATGCATTCTTGATAGAAGGTTTAAGTTTTTTAAGAGCTGATAGAGTATTCTTCATCTGCTCTGTCTTTTTCGCTTTACCTTTCTCGCTCTTTAGTTTTTCGATATCCTTTACAAACTTACCTGATATCCAATTAACAAACTCTTCAGATGAAATAGCTGTATCTTCTAGAAATCTACCGGCTCTTATTTCTGAGTTAATATATGTCTTTAGTAAAGCGGTATAATCATCTAGAGAACTAAAATCTACTTTATCAGCTAATTTTAAAACTTGTTTTTTCTTCTTTTGAACGTCTTTAAGCAGTAATTTACTGAATGATGACTTAGCATTTTTAGGTTTATTAGCTAATACATTAAAGACAAATACGGTACTTGATGGAGAAAACTCTTCCGGAGAAGACGTATATTTCTTAACCTTTAAAATACCATTTTGAATCATATATTCAATATGAATAGCTACCCCAATCTTTGCTTTATTGATCTCATCACCGTACGGGCTATTTTCTGTAACAGCATACTTAATTGTATTAGGAGTAAATGTAAGAAATCGATTTTCATTCTTAACTCCGTCAATAGTCTGAGGAGTTTCAATTTGCTTCATCTGCGGATCAAACATATAATCCATTTGATAAATACCTTTAAGGTTTAAAGACGGTAAATACCGTAATGCTAACTTAAGCTTATCAGCTAAACCACCAGTACCGTGATTGTTGATAATATCTTGCTCAGTATAGTTAATTTTTGGGTTTTTAGCAAACGCTGACTTACTAGCTACAAAAAATTTATTATTAGTATCGACACCTGCGACAATAGCAGGTGCACCGTCAAATTTAGTCGAAATTTTATAATCAGACTCATCAACAAAGTAAGAAATAGATGATTCTATTTGATTAATAGCTTCTATTACCCCTTGTTTGCCTTTATTAAGTATATTCTCTTCTAGATGGTCGATATGCTTTACAGCTCCGTCGATAGCATCGAAGAATTCTAAAATTATGCTGTGATGTTGTTTGAATGTTTTCATTAAATTGTACCTAGAGATGGATCGAGGTCGAGGGTTGTAATTGCCCCAGCTTTGATTATATTTTTATCAATTAGAGTTGATATTTGATCTGTACTAAAAATAATATAACGGCTAAAATATTTATTTCTACTTGTATTAACAAAAACAAAATAGTCGACTCCTTCGTGGTTAGCGTAGTTATCGAAGTATATTTTTGTTAAAGCCTTTCTTACCTCTCTAGAGTCATTGAGATTGATATTATCTAAAATATTGATAATAGTACTATGTGGGTATTCTACCTTCGCAAAAGTTTTTAACGCGGCGAATATATCTTCACTATTAGCTCCCGGCTCATTAGCTAAATTAGCGATGAGAGTATCGATTCGTTTATCAGATTTATCGTACTGCGTAGCTAATTGACCTAAAGGTGTTTTATTAAAGTTACTCGCAGCTCTATCTCGCTTACCTAAACGAGCATTAGTACCCTTAGCTTCAAGATATTTACCGTTCCAATCTAGATCTCCTTTACTAGCACTCATACTAACATCATCAAAGATAGTAGCTAGAGCAATCTCCCCTCTACCGACTCCTCTACCGCTCTCCGTACCGATGAGGTTTATTAAATCGCGGACAGTCTCTGGTTTCAACTTAGTTGTCTCAACTACTTTTTCAATTAACATACCAGTATTGCCAATTGTTGAAAGCGCTACCGGTGTTTCGATATACTGCGCGTACGTTGCAACATCATTATGTTTTGAAAGTATTTGTATAATGAATTTTCTAACATCACCTTCGCTGATAGTTGTTTCTGTTAAGTTTTGTTTATCGAGGTAATTATATATTTTTTCAGCATACGGTTTAACGCTCAAATGCTTTTTAATAAAATTAACATCCGTTTCCTGGTCTAATAAATTTTTACTATCAAGGTCTCTAATAAGCTCAATCAGCTCTTCACCTTGTGGTGTTTCACATAGTTGCTGTCGACGTAGCTTTGGCACTGCCTTACCTGCAGATTCCTGAAGATAGATTTGGTCTAATGATTTCCAACTCATAACTCAATATCTATATCTGTAGAATAACTTTTCATTAGTTGAAGGATACTACCCAGTACTTGCTTGGCATTATCTTCATTAACATCAGCAAGATCATTGATATTATCAATGTCTTCTGGATCCAGATTCATTACCATAGCTTTTTTAAGAAGTCTAACATACATTACTTCACTTTCCGGTGAAAGAGCTACTGTTACTTCTTCAGCCGGAGCATCTTCTGCTGGTGTTTCAGCACCTGGAGGTGGTGGAGCTTCATCAGCTTCATTAATTAAATTAAGATCGTATATTTTTTTAAGAAATTTCATATTATTTAGCTGTCTTTAATAGGTCTTTATACCCTTGTTCGAGTTTTTTTGTTACTGCGTCATATGCTGGTATAGCTTTCGCGACGGCTTTTGCTCTTTTATCTAATGATGCTTTTGCTGCCTGCGCTTTTGTACCTAGTAGCTTACCTGCTAAACCTTTAGCGCCTGAACTTGCAGTAGCTGCTAGATCACTGAGACCTTTCTCAACAGTATTCATATCTACTTCTTGATCTTCAATATGTGTTTCTTCATCACTAAAGAATCCATCTAATGAACGGATACCGCTTTCTTGATCTTCTATTTCGATTTCTTCAATATAACTTTTTGGTTCAACTGGAATAAATTTATCACCTTCAATACGTCCATATCTGCCATCTTTATAAAATTCTACAGCATCTCTAAATCTTGTTAAAAAATCACTTCTTGGTCTAAAACCGTTTTCATCTTTAAAATCATCAGAATAATCACCAGCTAAATCTGGATCGATTAAGTTTACCGGGCCATCAATTCCGAATCTCTCTATAGCTTTATCTCTTATAGCATCATATTTACGCAATACTGCTAAGTGTGCTTGTTTATCTTTCTTTTGTATAGCATCAAAAATATCATCAGTAAGAGCTTCCATTTGATCAGAATATTCACGTGCATCGGGTCTATCAAAAGGGCTTTCCGGTTTATCTTCTTTATTATTAAACGGTGAATCTTCGAAACCTTTTTTAAGAAGCTTTTCTATTTGGTCTGCTTTTATATCTCTTTGCTCAGTTAAGATTTTATTTGCTAATGTAGTAAAGTTATCCATATTAATATTTATTTAATCAAAAGAAATTTAGTTGACAGTCTATTGAAGTAATTACTATTAAGCCATTTCAGATCATATTTCTTACTAAAAGCTTTAGCTTTACTAAATGTAAATTCAGCAAAGTCTTTCTTCGGTTTTTGTATATCGTTAAGTAGTATGTCACCTTTACCACTTTTGCTTTTTAAGAGATGGTCGAAATAGGGTAGACTATATTTACTGATGTATATTTTAATAGGTAATATACGTTTCATACGATTTAATGTCGTATTTATTAAATTTATAACATCAAACTCATCATAGAACTTAAGCATGGAGCATTCCGGTAATTGAGTATTGTTAAAAAATAATATATGCTTATTTCTATTTGCGCTATTGAGAATAGCTTCAGAAAATCCAAAAATAATGTAATGATACGCGATCTTCTTAACATCTGCGTTATTAATACTCTTATCTAGAATACCGAACATATGCAGATCATTTATAATATTATCGCTAATATTATCTGCAAAAATCTCATTACAATTAATGAGACATATATTATACACACCTAAATCTAATGATTCCACACGATATTATATCAGTGTTCCAAAAAATTCTTAGGTGGTTTACCTATTCTACAGTTGATTATACCATTATAATAGTCTTCACTTAACAGTACATCTTTATCAAACTGCATCTTTGATTCATAATAACCTAGTTCATATTTATTTCTACAGAATCTTAGTATTTTAAATAAAAATCTATCCTTACCGTGTGTGGCTATATCGATATTGAGCCTATCACTTGAACCTGTATAGGTCTTCCAGTCACTTTCCACATAATCAATACGCTTCCTCTTCTTACCTTTAAGAGGTGCTCGCTTAATCTTTTTAACCATCTGCTTTCTACCGATATATTTCTTATCGTTTATTAAATTGGTAATTTCGTATATAAATCCGAAAGCGTCCTCTGGTATTGCTTCATAAACTTTCCAATGACCTGTATCCATCTATGTATTTACTTCTTTTTCTTTTTCTTTCTACGCTTGATACTACCTCTTCTAGTCTGGATAGCACCTAATGCAAAAGGTCTTCTGTAGTCTCCAGGTGCATACCAATCACCTGACTGGGAATGACCAACAGCAGCTGCCGGTCCTAGCGCACCACCACCAACAGTATTATCGTCCTCATCATGAATGGTTTTAAGTTTACTATAATATCTAGGATCTTCAGCTAAATGCTGTTTAGCTATAGTAGTTGCAACTGATACATCGTCTGTATGTTCGAGTTCGACCTTAATACCCATTTTAAGTTCTTTTTCATCATAATCAATATCTTCAACAGGTTTTAAAAGATCTATAAATCTACGCTCAAATAAGTTAACAACATTATTTTTAGCTAAATTATCCTTTGTAGTTGTTTTCTGCATAATAGTACTTATAATCATAATGTGAGTATTATAGATCAATACGTAAAAGAAATTGAGAAGGATCTGCATGTCGATGAGTTTAATATCAAAGATGTATCGATGAAGACGCCTGGTCGTAAGCATTTTTGGGTCAGTAAGCTAATACAACATAAAAAAAATCTTATTAATGTTAAAGCGCAGCGATTTCAATTAAAGAAGGAAATAACTAAACAGATTATCGAAAAATCGCCCGTTAAGGTAACGACTCCTATTGCAGAGAAGACTGCATATCAACATGAACAAATGGTCGAGCTGCAAGCCAGGATAGACGAGCAAGAGCTTATAATTGAACTATTAGAAAAAACCGAAAAAACGTTCAGTTCACTTAGTTTTGATATTAAGAATATTGTCGAGATTATGAAAATGGAAACATTATGATTACTTTTAGTTTTGACAGAGGTAAAGTTCGTATACAAGGCGAGTTATTTTCAGATATACGCGAACATTTTAGTGTTAAAGATGATACTGCACGTTTTCGTAAAGGTAGAGCAAAATATTTTGCAAGTCGTATATACTGCATCACTCCTACCGGTTTATTCGAGCCTGGTTTATTTTATGATATTATGCGCTTTATTAAAGAGACGTACCCTAACGAAGAAGTTAGAATAGATAAGTCGATATCGTGTGTAGTTAAACCCGGTCTATTAGACGCTAGAGTATATGATAATCTAACGCATAGTCTTAGAGATTACCAATATGCTGCATGTGAAAATGCAATTAAACACGGTAGAGGTATATTAAAAATGGGTACAGGTGCGGGTAAGACTCTAACTATATGTTCAATCCTAATGAGTGCTTTCCTACAGCGTAAAGATAGTTTTAAATGTTTATTAATTGTACCTGATCTTACATTAGTTAACCAGACATTTACCGATTTTGAGGAATATAATGCTCTATTTAAATTTACAAGATGGACTGGTAAGCTTAAACCTGATCTAACAGCGAATGTTATAATTGCTAATTTAGGAGTACTGCAGAGTCAATTCAAGGATAACGAGTGGCTGCAAGATGTCGATATGTTGATTATTGATGAATGCCATAAATTAAAGAAGAATAATAAAATTAACAAAATGGTGCAGTCTATTAAAACTGTACATAAATTTGGATTAACTGGTACGTTGCCTGATAGTAAGCCAGATGAATGGAATATTATTGGTAAAGTAGGTAGTATAATATATGAAAAAGATAGTTATAGTTTGAGAACCGAGCGTCATCTAACTACCGCTAAAACATCTATACTCAATATAGACTACAATACAAAACCTATACATATTAAAGGTCAGAATCCGTATAAAACGGAATTAGATTTTCTGTATGAAAATGAATTTCGAAATAATATAATTCATCGGGTATGTACTAACTTTAATAATAATATACTCGTACTTGTAAATCATATTGTACACGGTGAAAAGTTATATGATATACTGAGCGCTGTAAAAGATAAGCAAGTATATTTCATACGTGGAGATGTTGAAGTTGAAGAAAGAGATAGAATAAAGCAATTAATGGAAACAAATACAGATGTAATATGTATTGCAATTAGCGCTATTTTCTCGACAGGTGTCAATATTAAAAATATACATATGATTATTTTCGGTGCCGGTGGTAAAAGCTCTATTAGAACAATTCAATCTATAGGTAGAGGCTTGAGATTACATGATAATAAAGAAAGACTTACAATTATAGATTTAGCTGATAATTTAAAATACGGTAAACGTCACGTTGAAAAGAGGATAGAGATTTATAAACAAGAAAAAATACCATTTTCAATTACGGATATAGTTGAAAAGTAACTACTAGTACTATATAATTAACTTAGTTATGGCGGTAGAAAAAATAAAAAAAGTTGAACCGGTTAAGGTCAAGAAAAAAAGAGGACCTAAACCTAAAATAGACGAATATTATGTTAACCCTGCTGACTTTAAGCAGCAAATTCGTGATTATTATAAGTCTGAAGTATGTATTCATGAGCTAGCTAACTCTCTGAAAAAAATTGCGTATGGTTTAGGTAATAAGTCTAATTTTATCAATTATACATATAAAGAAGAGATGATCGGCGACGCGTTAGTCAAGATGTATACAGCTCTTAAGAATAAGAAGTTTAACGTAGATTCCGAATACAATCCTTTTTCATATTTTACAACTATTGCGTTCCATGCCTTTATTAATAGAATTAAGAAAGAGAAGAAACATCACGAAACCCTTACAAATTATAAAGAAATGGTGTATGAGGAAGAGATGGCAGCGGTAACTGATGGTCAGGTGTACGTTAAGCCGAATAGTGATGATCTAGAATATAGCAGTTAATGAAAAATAGAGTTGCAATATTTTCTGATATTCATCTGGGTGTACATCAAAATAGCGATTTCTGGTTAGGCATTGCTAATAAATGGGTGGATTGGTATATTCAAGAATTACATAAACAGGATATTAGTGATATAATATTCTGCGGTGATTTCTTCCATTATAGAGATGAGATTAGTGTCAAGACATTAAACTTTGCTAAAGATCTTTTAGATAAATTTAAAGACTTTAACATTACCATGATTACTGGTAATCATGATGCCTGGTATAAAGATACTTCAGAAATTAACAGCCTTTCAATATTAAAAGGTAGACGTAATCTAACTATATATGATAAACTTGAGACGGTCACCGTTGATGGTAAGCGTTTAACTTTCTGCCCATGGGGTACTCAGATTAATGATATACCTGATAGTGATATAGTATTTGGTCACTTTGAGTTAGAGAACTTTAAGATGAACGGTTTTAAAGTTTGCGATCACGGAGATGACCCGGAAGTTCTTATATCAAAAGCTCCGTTAATATTCACAGGTCATTTTCATTTAAGAGATGAGAAGACATTTCAGGATAAAAAGCGAATTGTATATGTAGGTAATCCGTATGAAATGGACTTTGGCGATTCGTTGCAAACAAAAGGATTTTATACTTTAAATATAGACGAAATGTCGTACGAGTTTACAGAGAATACAATAACACCTAAACATGTTAAAGTATTTCTATCAAAACTTATTACTGATCCAGACCCTATAAAATTTTTCAATGATATTATTGCAAATAATATTATTAAACTTATAATTGATAAAAATATTAATACTGATCATTTAGATTTATTAATAGCTAAATTGACAAGTTATAAGCCTTGTGAGATTAGAATAGATTATGACGTCAATTATAATAAAGTTAAGTTTTCTGAAGAAGGTGATTTTGATCTCTCCGGTGTTGATATAATTGAAGCTATAACTGAATTTGTAAATTTACTTGATATTGAAAATAAAAGAGAGGTTGTGAAATACACAGCTGATCTCTTCGCAAGATCTACCGATAGACCATAATGAAATACGTTACATTTAAACAACTTAAAATAAAGAACTTCCTGTCTGTAGGTGAAGATGAGGTGCGTGTCGAATTTAATAAAGGGTTACATATTGTAACCGGTATAAATCGAGATAAAGAAGATAGACGAAATGGAGTAGGTAAGAGTACAATTGCCGATGCTTTATATTTTGCTATCTTTGGTAGTACTCTTAGAGAGATTAGAAAACAATTTATACCTAATAATTTAACAGAAGGTAAATCAATTGTTGAACTATCATTTGCAATTAATGACCCGCATTACGGTACAAACGATTTTCATATAGTACGTACTTTAGGTCCATCTAAATGTAATATATTTAAGAATGGGGTTGATAAGACCAGGGATACGATTGGTAATACTAATAATTATATTGAAACTATCCTATCATCATCACCAGAAGTTTTTCAGAATTGTGTTATAATGACTCTCAACAACCATATACCCTTTATGGCAAAAAATAAGGTTGAGAAGAGAAAGTTTATTGAAAAGATATTTAGCTTAGAGATATTCTCAAAAATGTTAACGGAGTTACGGTCTGATCAAAGTCTTATTAAGCAAGATTTTGATACTAATATAACCCGACTTGAAGAAACTAATAATTACCTGACTGTGCAAAAATCTCAAAGAGATAGTTTTAATGTTGATAAAGAAAAGAAAACTGAAACTTTACAAACTAATCTAACAAAGCATAGAGATGATTTAAAAGATGCTAACGATCGATTAGAAGCTATTGAAAAATTAGATGAAAAGCCATATAAAAATAAGCTGACTGAGCTAATAGCATTAATAGATTCCAAAAAAGATGATAGGAATAATATTAATAACAATATTATCGAATTAAAGCTTAATTTAAAGAACTCAGCGGAAACCTATAGACGTATAGGTACAGGTGAAGAAAATTGCCCCGTATGTTTACGCTCTATTGAAGATCATGACTTAGAGCTTATTAAAAAAGAGAAAGAAAATCTTAAAAATATTATTAATAACAGTAAGTCAGAGTTAGCTAATCTTACAAATGAATTGACTGCTATTGATAGTGAAATAGAAAAAGTCGACCAGGCAGTTAGAGTCGTATCTGATAAAATAGCTAATATTGAAAAGCAGAAATATGGTATCGGTCATATTAGAGAATCAATAGATTACATTAAGAGATGCGTATCTGAGATGGAAGAGGAGTTAAAATCTACATGTAATGATACGAATACATTCAGCGATATTGTAGTTGAGTTAGAGACTAAATCATCGACGATTACCGCAGAGCTAAGCAATATTAAAAAGAATATTGATATGCTTGATGTAGTTAAGTTTGTGGTAAGTGAAGAAGGTGTAAAAAGTTACATTGTTAAAAAGATACTAAGAAATTTTAACTCTAAACTAACTCACTACCTAAAAAAGCTTGATAGTAATAGTATATGCGTTTTTAATGAATATTTTGAGGAAGAGATTTTAAACGAAAAAGGTAAGATATGTCTCTATAATAACTTCTCCGGGGCAGAGAGAAAGGCTATTGATTTGGCATGTCTCTTCTCTTTTATGGATATGAGAAAAGCTCAAGGAGATGTACATTATAACTTAAGTTTCTACGATGAATTATTTGATAGTAGTTTGGATGAAAAGGGAGTTGATCTAGTTTTAGAGATCTTAAATGAAAGGGTTGAGAAGCTAAATGAATGTGTATTTGTTATTAGCCATCGAAAGGAAAGTATAAAAGCGGCGACCGGTGATATTATATTCCTAGAAAAGCATAATGGTATCACAAAGCGTGTAAACTTTGTGGATTAGCATAAAAAACTTATTAATTATTAAATATGTTAATTCAAGGAAACGTACCATTTCAGCTTAAGTCACCAGCTCGGCCAAATAGCGGTCAACCTAATGCAACTAGTGTCAAACCGAAACCTGTAGCAGCTCCGGCTGAGGTTGGATTACCTCGCTTTATGAATTATTATGCTGATTATAGTGGTTGCGGTCACTGGAGGATGATATGGCCGGAGCAAGTTATGAATGCTCATAATAAAGCAGTTGTACACGGGACGACTGTAATGAATGGTGACCCTAGATATTACGGTGGAGTTAAGGGTGTTAGAATTCAGAGACAAGCAACTCCGCAACAGTTAGAGTTTGTTAAATTTCTTAGAAACATGGCAGATAAAACTGGTATGCGTCTTATATATGAAATTGATGATATATGTTTTGCGGAAGATATTCCTGATTATAACAAATATAAAGGAGCATTTACAGATCCAAAGATAAGACAATCAGCTCAGGAAATGATGGCTATGTGTGATGAGATTACCGTTACATGTCCGTTTATGAGAGATTATTATCGCGATAAGACAGGTAATCCGAACGTCACAGTTATTCCAAATTTTATGCCTAAATTCTGGATAGGTGGTAAATCTGATCTTAACCGTACGATGGAGAGCTATGAGAAGAACAAGAAGAAACCTCGTATTTTATATGCCGGTTCAGGTGCGCACTTTGACGTTGATAATAGAGTAAAACAGCGTGATGATTTTCATCATGTAAATGAAGTTATCGCTAAAACAGTTGATAAGTATCAATGGGTATTCTTAGGTGCTTTTCCATTAACGTTAAAACCTCTTGTCCAAGCTGGTAAGATCGAATTTCACCCATGGAAGCGTTTATATGAATACGGTCAAGGCTTATATGATCTAAATGTAAACATGATTGTAGCTCCGTTACAGGATAGTATTTTTAATCGTTCGAAATCTGACCTGAAATATATTGAAGCATGCGCGCTTGGATTGCCTATTGCATGTCAAGATATGTGCACATACGAGAACGCTCCTATCAAGTTTAAGACCGGGGAGGAGATGATTGCTCAGATTGAAAGTACATTGCAAGATAGAAAACGCTATAAAGCTTTATGTAAAAGAGCTAGTCAATATGCTGATACCCGGTGGTTAGAGGATGATAAAAATATTGATTGCTATACCGAACTCTATCAGTATAGTGTAGGTGACCCTCTAAGAGTTAATCTGAACAGGTATAATTAACTTTTTGTTATTGATAATAACGAAGCATCATATATAATCATATATGTGAGTTATCGTAATGCAATTTATAATGGACGTGAAGGTACTGTAACTCTCTTCACTTGGGATGAAGAGGGTAATAGAGTACGATTTGAAACTAGTGTAGAGCCATATCTTTATGTTGAAGGGCCCGGAAAACACGAATCTATATTCGGTACGAAGTTAATTAAGAAGAAATTCAATAGTCAGTATAACCGCTATAAGTTCTTAAAAGATTCTGGTACAAAGCGAGTATTCGAAAATCTACCAGCACATCAGCAGTTCCTAGTTGATACATATTGGAAGGTAAATGAGGAACCGGAATTTAATAGTAATCCTATTAAGACGATGTTTATTGACATCGAAACCTATTCACCAGATAGTTTTCCAGATATTAAAACAGCTAACCATCCCGTAACCGTTATAACTGTTTATGATTCACTTGAAGATAAATTTACTGCATGGGGAATAAAGCCATATAATAATACACAAGATGATGTTACGTATATTCACTGTGCAAATGAAAAAGACCTTTTCATGGCTTTCATACAATTCTTGGAAGTAGATTACCCGGATATTTTATCTGGTTGGAATTCAGAGTTTTTCGATATCCCGTATATAGTAAACCGTTGTCGTCGTATACTGGGCGATGAATGGGTTAATCGTATGTCACCTGTCGGCAATGTCTATAGTAGAACGATCAGAGGTCAGTTCGGCGCTGAACAGGTAAAATGGTATATCGAAGGTATTTCACTGATTGACTATCTTGACGTATATAAGAAGTTTACTCAAGGTCTCCGTGAGAGCTATAAGCTAGACGCTATCGGTGAGCTAGAGTTAGGGCAGAAAAAAGTTGAGTTCGGTAATATGAACCTTGCGACTTTATCTGATGATGATTGGCAGACGTTTGTTGATTATAATATTCAAGACGTTAGATTACTTAAACATCTCGAGGTAAAACTGAAGTTTATTGAATTATTACGTATGTTAGCATATACCGGTTTAACTACTTTCGAAGCAGCTATGGGTGCCCTATCTGTAATTAACGGCGCAACAGCTATTAGAGGTAGACGACGCGGTCAACTTATACATACCTTTATACGTAACGAAGATACTGGTAAAAACCCGGGAGCATATGTAGGAGTTCCACTTAAAGGCTTTCAGACTGATATTATATCATTTGATGCTAACTCGCTATATCCGAATGTGATGATATCCTTAAATATGTCACCGGAAACTAAGGTAGGTAAGATCGAAGATAAAACAGATAA